TCACAACAACCCTGGTCAAGGAGATCCGGTATTTCAGGTCGATCGGTCTCAGCCAGCGCAAGACCGCGGCTTTGCTGGGCATCCATAAATCCACGGTCGAGAAGTATGAGAGTGACGAACGCATGGCGGCCTGGAAGCGCAAGGAACGCGCCCGGCACGCCCGGGAGCGGCTGAACCCCGACGTGGTCAACCGCAAGCGCCGCGTCGCCAAAGAGCATGGCAGGTCGAAATGCGCAGACCAGTAATCACCGCCGTCCAGGTCGAAGAGATGCGAAGGCTGCGGGGAGACGGCCTGTCGTTCCGCCAGATCGCGGCGATCGTCGGCGTCAGCCGCGAAACCGTGAAGAAGTACCAGTCCGACCAGAATGTCGAGCGCAAGCGCGTCGCCGACCGCCGGGCCACCCGGCGTCATGCGGAGCGGTCCCGACAGCACGGCGAGCCCAAGGGCATCCATACGATAAAGACCGCCAGCACGGTCGTCCGGGCGCTTCTGTTGGAAGCCTGGCGCCAGCGCATCCCGCAGCAGGAACTGGCGAAACGCATCGGCGTCAGCCACTCGGTCGTCACGCTATGGAAGAAAGGCAAGGCCGGCCCGTCGATGTTATCGGTCGAAGCCATGGCCGACGTGCTGGGCTACGAGCTCGTTCTCCAGAAGCGGGATGTCTGATTTCGCTTCCCACAATGCCGGACAATAGCCTACAGTGTTTGTCTTACCAAAGACAAAGGCGGCGACCGTTTCCGATCACCGCCCTCACCGACAAGAACCCTTCACCGACTGAAGGCCCCCTTAGTTACAAGAGGTATCTATGTCTATCAGATCAGACAACGCCCTGCAACACGAAGCAGGGCAAAACGCAATATCTAGTATCAAAGCGATAGAAACAGTGTACCGGGGCTACAAGTTCCGGTCGCGTCTCGAGGCGCGCTGGGCGGTCTATATGGACCTGTGCGATATCCAGTGGGAATATGAGCCCGAAGGCTACGAACTGCCGTCAGGCCGTTACCTGCCGGACTTCTACATTCCGGCCTACAAATCATTCCTTGAAGTCAAGCCGGCGAGCTTCACGATCGACCCGAAGTCGCGCGAGATCCGGCTGTTGGAAGAACTGGTCGAAGGGTCACTGCGGGGCGCTGTCCTCGTCGCTGGCGATCCTTGCGAGTTCAAAGTCTATGATACCGGGCCGGATCCTTACGTCGAAGCGGAGAACCAGATGCGGCAAGAGGTCAGGGACAGCCTAGACCCCTACGCGCATTGCAGCATGTTGGGCGTGCTGACTTGGGTCTTCGAGAAGGTGGTCGGCGATCTGAGCCTAGAGAGCTTTGATCGGGCCTTCTCGTCGCTGGATCACTACTACGAGGCTGCGCGCGACTTCCTGACGTCTCACGACTACGAAACTATCAACGACGGGGCGATGTGCAAGGCTCGTTGGACTGATGGCTATGAGAGCGGCGACGGGTTTCTCATTTACGAACAGTGGGTGCCTTTCGACGATCTCGGCGAGCCGCGCGAAGTCATGACGCGGTTGCTCACCGCATGGGCGGCGCGGCCTAGTTCCTTAAGCCGCGACCTGAAGAAGCAGCGGGAAACTCACGGCCTCAAAGCCCGCCAAGCGCGGTTTGAGCATGGGCAATCAGGTGCCGTATGAACATGACAGCGACAAATCACTTCCTCAAGTTTCACGCGCTCGGCTATGAGCGACTGTGCCCGATCGTTCCTGTTGACGCGAAGATATCGGACGGCTCGACGCTCAAGCTGCGCCTCAACACCCCAAAGGATCCGCGCGGCAAAGCGCCGGGCCTGCGGAACCGGCAGGGCGAATGGCATGGCTACGATTTCGTCAAATATGAAAACGACGAGTACGATCTGACACGCTGGAGCAATTGGGGGGCTGGCGTAGGGATCAAGACCGGCCAAGGGCTCGTAATGATCGACGCGGACACCACAAACGCTGAGTGGGCCGAGGTCATTCGCGACGAGGTCGCAGCGATCATTCCGCTCTCGTCGGTGCGCGTGGGGCAATACCCGAAAGCCGGGTACATCGTCAGGACCGACCCCGACTTCATCTATTCGTCGATCGGCTTTGGCGAACGGGACGGCAAGAACCAGTTCATCCACCGCGTCGAGATCCTGGCCGAGGGTAAGCAGTTCGTTGCGCACGGCACTCACCCCAAGACGCTGAAGCCCTATACGTGGCCGAAAGGCATACCGGCCTATGCGGAATTGCCGTTCGTTTCAGGTGACGACCTGTTGGCCCTGCTCGCGCGCCTGGCGGCCAAACTGCCGGCATCCAGCCGCGTCATCACAGAGGGCGGCGGTGACAGCACGATCGACCAGGAAAGCCTCAAGGGCGATCTGGAACTGGTGCGCAAGGCTGTCAGGGCCACGCCCAATACCGACGAGCTATTCCCTCGCCGCGAGGACTACCGTGACTTCGGCTATGCCATCAAAGCCGCCCTGCAAGATCACCGGGCAGAAGCCGAGGATCTGTTCAAGGAGTGGTGCGAAGGCTGGGTAGGTCCGAAAGGCGAGGTCAACGAAAAGAACATCATAGAAGCCGACTGGAAGCGCATGAAGCCTCCTTTCCGGCGCGGTGCCAAGTTCATTTTCGAAAAGGCCGAAGAGCTATCGCAAGGCAAGTTCTCTACGGCCGAGGTGTGGTTCGACGCCCTCCCTGATCCGGAAGTCGATCTAAACCCTTTTAAGGATCTGGAGCAGAAGCAGGCCGAAAAGCCGGCCAAGAAATTCGTATTCATGGATTTCGACGAAGTGGCCGCCGTCGCGCTCGAGCAGTCGAACCGGCCACTTGTTAAGGGTTTCATCGACCAGGGCACGATGTCGGTCATCTATGGCGACAGCAACGTCGGTAAGACCTTCGTCGCCATGGATCTAGCGTTCCATATCGGCGCCGGCATCGACTACGCGGGTATGAAGACGACGCAGGGCCTGGTGGTCTATGTGGCGGCAGAGGGCGGCAATGGTGCCAAGCGGCGCGTCCTGGCCTTGAAAGAGAAGTACGGCGCGAAGGCGGATGGCGCGCAGTTCAAGCTGTTGCCGTCGCCGATAGACCTCCGTCGCCCGGATGCTGATCTAAACGCTTTTATAGAAGCGCTCCGTGGCGTTGGAGCGCCGATCTCCCTGATCGTCGTCGATACCCTGTCGCGTGCGCTGGCGGGCGGCGACGAGAACTCGTCGGTCGATATGGGCGCGATCGTCAAGCATTTCGACGTAATCCGCAACGCAACAGGCGCACACCTAATGATCGTGCACCACACAGGCAAGAACAAGGCGGCCGGTGCGCGTGGCCACTCCCTCTTGCGTGCGGCCACAGACACGGAAATCGAAGTGACCGAGGGTCAGATTGCCGTCACCAAGCAGCGCGACCTAGACAAGTCCTGGACGAGCGGATTTAGCCTTGAGGTGAAGACGCTCGGCATCGATGAGGATCTGGACCCTATCACCTCTTGCACGGTGCGCCTGTTGAGCCGCGAAGAGGTCGAAGCGGAAGAGCGCAAGGGAGAGCCCACGGTGGCGGAAGCGCGCGTGTTGCGCGGGCTGGCTTTCATCCTTGTCGGCTCGTCGTTGCGGGGGCAAGGGGTGACATTGGAGCAGTTAATGTCGAGCAGCGCGGATATTCTGACAGGCATGAATGCAGAATTGGTGCGCGCTCATCTGCGAAATCTGAAGGTCAAGGGTTACGTTACGCAACCTAAGAGGGGCTTTTGGGGCTTGAAGGACGACACGGGCGTAACGCTCATTGAGGACAGCGTGTCCAAAAAACAGGGGTCCGAAAAGGAAGATTTGGCGTCTTCCGAATACAAATCCGAAGAGGTCGGCGCGGTCGAAGTGGAAGAAATCGGAAGAAAAAGGAAGGAAAGCGTTTTCGATTGAAAATCAATGAGTTGGCCTTATTCGGAAGATTTCGGAAGAAGTGGAAGATCGCGAAACCCAATTGCGATCTTCCGGAAGACCACCTTTATAGGTCTTCCGGATTGCGCAGGGCGGCATTTTGAAGTCTTCCGGAAGGTGGGGACAAGGCCAAAACAAAAGGGCCGCCTCTATGGCGACCCAAATCTTCGGAAGCAATGCCGGACAATCCGTCCGACGATCAAGGCAGGGGCCGACAGTATGACGACAACCCCGCCGAACATGAGAAGCCAGATCATTGTGCCATCCGTTTGGCCATGTCGGGCATGTAGGCGTTGCGAAGCAAGCACCGTCTTGCCCACTGAGTGTGAATGTTCCAGTCAACACGGCCGAATGGCCGCGCGCAGTGGTGGCGTAGATTAGGGTACGGGTAAGACCGTTCCTCCTCGGCAAGCGGGGTGGCGAGGCGCTTGCGCCAGCTGCGACCATAAGCGGCTTTGGCCCATTCGATAGCGGCGCGTTCTTTCGGGTGTGCAAACCGAAGTGCCATAGCTCAACCCTCCGACAATTCGCGCAAGATGTCATCGATCACGTAATCAGCCACGATGGCTTGGCCGGTTGTGGTGCGAGCCCAGACGGTCAGGCCGCAAAAGTCCTTGTCGACCTTTTCGCCACGCTTTGCCAGATGATCGGCCAGCCAGTCGGAAACGATCCAATGCTCGTAAACTTCGCGCTCGTATGGTTCCACCTCTGCGATCTCGCAAGCTTCCTCCCAGCTGTCGGCCGTCTCTGCGTCGCGGTCAGTCGGGTAGCGGATCAAGTGGCCAGCATCAGAGCGCTCAAAGCCAGCATCGCGAGCCGCGTCCTCGTAGTCGAGAATAGGCGCGGCGAGTTCCATGGCCTGATCGGCGAGCCGGTCAAGATCCTTCAAGGCCGGTTGGCGATAGACGTCAAAGCACGAATAGGTTCCGGCGAGTGTGGAGACGAGCGAAGAAACGCAATAGTGGACTTCGCGGGCGACGAGTTGTTCAGCGGTGATGGTCATTTGTCGGGTTCCTTGTAGGTCGGTGAGGGTTGTCGGTCGTGAAATCAGACTGTGGGGCTATGCGGTTTCGGCCAGATCCTGGCGAACGCACTGTTTGACCTTTTCGGGCAGATCGGACCAACGGGCGTATTGGCGCTTGCAGCGATAGCGATAGGCCGCGCATTCATGAGCGCGAAACTCGCCATACATGCCCACGCCTTGCGGGTGGAACGGGTTTTCTGACATGGCGCGGTATCCGAGATACATATCGGCATACGCGGTCCCGGCGATTGGATCGGCGTAAATCACCGTGTAGCGGTCTGCCGTTTGGCCGCGATTGTCGAGGATGGCGAGAACGCCTTTCGGGCAATCAGCGTCAAGCCAACGGGAGGACTGGCGGCGGGGCTTGTAATTACGCATGGTCTGGGTTCCTTGTAGGTAGGTGAGGATTGTCGGTCGTGAAAATGGACAAATCAGGCAGGCAATTCACGGGCTGGGTGCCAACGCATATCGAAGTTGGGGCCTGTTGTGCCGTAGCCGGTCAAGACCTCGTTGGCCTTGTTCATCGCGAGATACAGCGGCTTGTTGAACGGGTGAGCGGCGTAGAACGCCGCAAGGGCCTCAGAGCGGGTCGGGAAGGGGCCTACAATGGCCTTGCCGCGCTTTGCCCAATAGTGTGGGCCGGCAGGTGCAACGCCGCGCGCTTCATGAGCTGCAGCGTTATCGGGCATTTCGGATGTTGCGGGGGCGGGATGTATTATCTTCGACATGGGTTTGTCCTTTCGTGTCGTTCGGCAAATCAGACAAGCGAGATCGTAACTTCTGCGAGATACCCGCTTGTGTCGACCTTTGCGGCGTCGGGAATACGATCCAAACGGATCTCACTGCCTACGTTGGCGAGCGTCAGTTGGCGGCGGATCAAATTGTCAAACAAATCGCTGTTTGCGTAAGCCCCGAATTTCGGGTGTGCGCGGAAAGCATTCATGTCGCAATGGCGGCGAGCGATCTTAGGCACCTTCACGAACTGCCAAGCGACGGTATCGTCCATGTTATAGACCGTCTCGACTTTTGCCTTGAAGGTGATGGTGGGTATTATCTGCGACATGGTCTTTACGCTCCAATTCGTTTGGGGTGGGTTATGCGGCGACTGCGAGGCGGTCGCGATGCTTGACGGCGCAACGCTCCAATTCGCGGCGGCTGATGTGGTTGCCGATTGCCGCGCCTTCGAAGCGGAGAACGTAGCGGCCGTGGCCGTTCAGGTGGATGGTGTAACGGGTGTCGTCCTTGATCGGGTAGAACATTGCTTGTCTCCATTACGTCGGTTGATGACTGATAATGTATGTCACCTGTATGTCACCTGTCAACAGGCAAACGACAAATTATTTTTGCGGTTGGCGATTTTCGCGCTATGATCTTGACAGTGTAAAGATTAACTGGATCTTGGTTAATGCCCCGAAAAGGTGAACGATGGACGCCACAAGAGCGAGTTTTTGTGAACAATATGGCCAGAACCGGCGATAAGGCCTATTCGGCCACCAAAGCGGGCTACAAGCACCCGGAAGTGAAAGCGCACGCCGTCCTTGCGAGGCCAGCCGTTCAGGCCGAAATTGCCAGGCAGCAACAGGAAATCCTGTTTCGCGAGGCTCTTCCTGCAGCGGTCAATTGCCTGATCGAGATTGCGACCGACGCGAAGGCAGCGGCCGGCGCGCGTGTCCAGGCGTCAAAGGTCATCCTTGACCGCACGCTAGGCGCCAGCGAAGCAATGGGCGGCAAGGAAGCCCACGAAATGACCGCCGAGGAGATCGCAAAGGCCATCGAGCAGCTGCAGCGCGTGGCGGCCGATCGGGCGAAGCCGGTAATAGAGCTCGATGCCTCGTCGATCGACGACGAAGAGGCCGAAAAGGGCGGTATTTTCGATTGATGTGCGCAAGTAGTGCGCAACGTTGACGCTGCAAGCCCTGCAAATAAGGGCTTCTAACTGTATGAGGAAGGGAGTTAGGGGCGGCGCCAAGCCGCTCGCCGGCCTCATAGGCCGGACCCGGCCCCCGGCGTCAGTCCGCGGCGCAACCCGGCGGCGTCGCCAGGCGCGCGGAGAAAAATTCGCCCGAAAATTACTTTTGGACGCCCCGTCCGAACAGGCCTAGCCGCCCGATCAGCCCTTGTCGGCTGCATCGCTTGACAGCCGACAGACAAACGACATATTCTGCCAACGCTACAGGCAAGGGACTTGAGTTTCTTAGCCACCACAATCCGCCATCCCGAAGAGGAAGATCACATGGTACGCGACGAAGACGCTATCGAGGCCGAGATCCAGGCCAAGAACCTGAACGCTCCCCGCCTCACTCCCCAGCACATCGATGACCAGATCATCGCCGAGAACTACCACGTTTTCCCGGGCTCCACGCTCACCGTTTGCGCGCTGACGCTCCGCAACGGCTTCCACGTCGTCGGCGAGAGCGCCGCGGCTTCGCCCGAGAATTTTGACGAAGGTTTGGGCCGCAAGATCGCCCGAGACAACGCCCGGAACAAGATCTGGGCGCTCGAGGGCTACGTCCTTCGGAGCAAGCTCGCCGAAGCGGCCCGACCGTAACTCAGACTGGGTGTAGCTCAGTCAGGTCAGAGTACCGCACTTGGAATGCGGGGGCCGCTGGTTCAAATCCAGCCATCCAGACCAACCTCAAAATGTCGATTGACAACCCGACAGACTTAGACCAACATCAACCTACAGATCGCGTTTCCTCCTTGTTTCCGCGGTCTGCCCTTCCTCCCTAAGACCCCGCCTTGGCCGCTGGATTTCCCCGATCCAGCGGCCCTTGTCTTTTGTCGGGAATGTCTGTAGGTTGTCCGTCAGAAACGAACGGAGAGCCGACATGGGTGTCGTCAAAACGCTGTCAGGAACGGGCCTAACGCCGAGCGCGATTGCCGATGACGGCTCGTTCACGCGGGCCTTCCCGGCCGGCACCACGCTCGCGGAGTGGGCCGCCGTATCGGTCGAGACTTCGCAGATCGCGTTGAACGACAACGACGTCTGGACCTACCCGGATGTCGAGATTTCGGCCTCCGAGAGCGGTGTTCTGATCACCAACAAGTCCGGCACGACCTGGCCGGCGGCAACACGGGTGGCCTATTCGGCCCGGATCCCCGAATATTCGATCCGCTCCGTGAACCAGGACAATTTCGACGCGATCACCAAGGACGGCGAGACGATCTATCTCGTTCCGGAGGCTTGATATGCCGCTTTCGCTCGGTGGAACAGCGGTTTCCGCGAAGCTGAAAGAGGCCGACGCATCGGTCTACCGGGGCGCCGCCCTAGTCAAGGGTGGTGGGGCTCCTCTAGGCTACATCCTGCTTACCAGCAAAGCGGGGGCGGCCCTAACTAACAAAGCTGGCTCCCTGAAACTTCTCGGAAAGGCGGCTTGACCATGGGCAAGCATACGGGGCCTGATGGCTATCTCGCAAACTACATCGCGGCTCTCACCTCAACCGAAAAGGATGAGGTGGCGACCGAACTCGCCTTAGTTCTTGCAGCGCAGTTCGGCCTTTACAGCGTCAAGTCGTTCGGCGCGAAAGGTGACGGAACCACCGACGACACGGCTGCTATTAACGCAGCTATCGCGGCCATTCCCGAAGCGCCGAATTCATTTGACGGCGCGTACCCCGTCCTCTTTTTCCCGGAGGGCAGGTACATTACTCAGGGCGGGCACGTTATCCCGTCCGAAGTGAGGTGCATTGTCAAAGGCGCTGGCGTCTATTCGACAATCCTTTACAAAAAAGCAGCCGCAGCAGGCGATATTCTCACGGTCAATGGTGATGCCTGCAGCGTTCAAGACATTGCTCTCGACGGTTACAAGTCGGGCGCGGCCACTGGCGACGGGCTTGTAATCAATGGTGCTGGGTGCTTGGTGCGAGACACCAACGTATTCAACTGCAGCGGCGACAACATTGCGCTCGGCAAGGCAGGTGGCAGCACGACGATCAACTCGTCTTTCTCGACAGTAACATCCCGCCTTTCTGGCGGGTTCGGCATCTTGGTCTATGCCGGGGCGCACACCGATATATCTTGGTACGACATCAACGTTGGCCTCTCCGGCAAGTCCGGCATGCGGATTAACGCCCCGTCGCACAAGCTGACGGCTGTACATGCGTGGGGCAGCGGCATCGAAAGCACCACAGACAAGCACGGCATTGACCTCAACAGCGGCAATCACGTCTTGAACGGTTGCGTCTGTGAGACGAATACGGGCAACGGGATTTTCATCGGTCGCACCGGAACAGAAGGAAACTCGATCTCTGGCAGCACCATTTGGGGCAACGTCGGCAATGGTATCGGGGGCTTCAACACCAACAAGCATGTCATTACCGGCAACATCATCAAAAACAATGGAGTTGCCAACACGGCGGGCAACTCTTCGGTCAACAACGCCGCTATCCAGTGCAACAACGGTCAAGAGTGGGTGGTTTCGGGCAACAGCGTTTTTGATGATGGCACCGCGATCTCCGCGCCCAGTTACGGCACAGCCCCGCCCTATCCTTACCCCGGTCGAACCGCGCAGCTTACGCAGAGCATGCACTACGGCGAAATAAACGGGTCTAATCGGAATACGATTGTCGGAAACGGCATGTCGTCTGCTCGGTCAAGAACCGGGCTTACCATCGTTGCAGTTGGCAAGGACAATGTCATCCGAGACAACAATCTAGGTGCTGTGACGGTGCCAAGCGTGGCGTCGGCTGCAACGATTACCCTGCCTGCACTGATCGACTTCATCACAGTGACCGGCACGGTTGGCATCACGTCAATCACCGCCTCTTATCCTGGCAGGGTGGTGACGCTCCAGTTCAGTAATGCTTCACCTGGTCAGGTGACGGACGGTAGCAACCTCAAGCTCAACGGAAACTTCGTCCCCACGACGGATGACACCCTGACGCTGGTTTGCGACGGAACGAACTGGGTAGAAATAGCTCGCAGCGCGAACTGACGCCCCACCACCCCAACCTAAAGTGTCCGTACTTGCCTTTTGTCGGTCATGTCTGTAGGTTGTAGGCCACTGTTCAACTGACGGCGGCCGACATGAGCGAATTTCAGCGATCACTGGCGAAATGTACGCCTCTCGATAGCGCGGTATTAAGCTGTTCTATCGACTATGCGCTGAAACGCCAGTCTGCGGCTTTGTACGTCGCAGCCGGCGGGCGCGAGGGCGCGGAACTTTGCACGGTCTCAGGGTGCCCTAATGTGCGCCTCTCGCTCGGGTTCTGTAACGCGCACTACTTACGGGCAAAAGCCGGGCGCGACATGCTGGCTCCGTTGCAGCACAGAAGCCGGAAGCTATCTTGCCAGGAGTGCAGCGCGCCAGTCGACGGCAAAGGCGGCTGGGGGTTGTGTAAACCGCACTACCGCAAGAAGCGCCGCGATATCATCAAGCGGGAGTGCGTTAAGTTTCTAGGGGGCGCGTGCAGCGAATGTGGCGGTGTTTTCCCTCTGGCTGTCTATGACTTTCACCACGTTGACCCCGCAAGCAAAGACGGAGACCCGTCGACTTTGTTCGACAACGCGTCACTGGCCGTAGTCGCAGACGAAGTAGTGAAGTGTGAGCTTCTTTGCGCCAATTGTCACAGGATCAAACACAATGAGTGAATTTCAACGTTCGCTAGCGAAAGTGCTCGTGCATGAGGGTGGTTTCGTTCATCACGCAAAAGATCCTGGGGGTGCCACCAACCAGGGCGTCATCCAGCGGACCTATGACGCCTTCCGGGACAATCTCGGTGTTCCGCGCCAGAGCGTGAAGCTCTTGTCCGCGCAAGAGCGCGACATGATCTACCGCCAGCGCTACTGGAACCTGATCAAAGGCGACCAGCTTCCCGCCGGAGTGTCCTACGTGGTCTTCGACGGGGCCGTGAACTCCGGCGTATCGCAGTCCGTAAAATGGCTGCAGCGCGCTTTGGGCGTCAAGGCCGATGGTGTCGTCGGCCCCGCGACGATCGCCGCGGCGCAGAATTTCGGCGACCACGATCTGCTGATCGAGCGGATCATCGAACGCCGCTTCGCATTCCTGAAAGCCCTGAAGACATGGCCGACTTTCGGCCGCGGCTGGACGAGCCGCCTGAACGGCGTCAAGGCTATCGGCATGGCGTGGGCCAAAGGGGCCGACGCGCCGCAGTTCATCATGTCGGACGCCGGCAATGCCCGCGCGCTGCTGTCGGACGCCCGCAAACCCCCGTCGACCGCAGCCGGCGATACAGCCGCAGGTGCTGGTGGTATCAGCGCCCTGATCGCGCAGACCCAGGAGCAGCTGACACCCTATGTCGAGATCGGCTTCGTCGCCAAGGCCGCTGCGATCCTGACGATCGCCGGCATGATCGTCGCAGTCGGCGGTCTGGCTTATCGCCTGTGGGCCAAGCGGAAAGCCGCGAAACTGGCTGACGCGCTCGATATCGGAACCGAGGCATGAACCCGTTCCTGATAAAGGTCGGTCTGGTCGCCATCATCGCATTCGGGTTGACCTATGTCGGCTACCAGAAGGGCCGGTATGACGGCCGGATCGAGCAATTGGTCAACAGCGTCGAGGCGTACCAGGAACGAGGAAGGATCGACAATGAAACCCGGGATCTTGGTGCTTACGATCTGTGCCTTCGCATTGGCGGGATGCAGCCAGACTGCGAACAATTGCGCGGGGTGGTCGAAGCCCCCGAAGCCGAATAACCCCGTCCGCATGGTGGTCGAGGAAGAACAACTCAGCCGCTGGATCGTGTCGACCGATGCGTTCGGTCAGGCACAGAACTGCTGGAAGTGACCGAATTGCCGACAGCAGATCAGATCTCAGCCCAACTTGCAGGCATTGAACGCACCCTCGGCAAACTGCTCAGTGAGAGCGAACGGGCCGACGAGGACCGGAAGCAGGCCAACGAACAGCGCGCCCGCGTCCATGAGCGCATCGACGAGCTCCGCGAGGAAATGCACGCCAAACTGGAACGTACGGAAGGCACGATCGTCATTACCGGCCAGATCGCCGCCCAGGCCCGCGATCAGGCCATGGCGCTCAAGACGCTGATCGACGACGACATCAAGCCGCAGACCGACGATTACCGGCGGATGCGGACCATGGGCAGCGGTTTCATGGTAGCGGTCGCACTGGCCGCAGGCACGCTCGGCATCAAGTTCTCCGACGCCGTCACGGCATTCGTCGCAGGCGTCCGAAACGCGCTGACGGGGCACTGAGATGGCAAAGCGCGGCGTGAACCCCATGACCGGCAAACGGTATGAGTGGGAAGAACAGCAGGCCGCTCTGAAAGCGCAGCAGGTCGACATCGAGGCCGTAAACAAGCAGCTGTCGCTGCTGAAGCGCCAACAGAAAGCCCTTGAGGCACGCGACAAGTTCCTGCCGTTCATCAAATTCACCTCGCCGGACCCGGTCGACCCGAACGACGTCGAGAAATCCTCCTACAAGGACGCGAAGCACCATCGCGCCGTTGCCAAGGTTATCGAGGCGATCATCAAGGGCGAGGTCGACTACACCTTCGTCATCCTGACGATGCCGCCTCGCCATGGGAAGTCCGAACAGGTGTCTCGCCGTCTGCCGGCTTGGTTGATCGGCAAATTTCCGGAGCAGCACGGCGTCGTCGCGACCTACAACGACGACTTCGCCGCCGACTTCGGCAAGGACGTACGCACGATCATCAAGTCGCCGCAGTTCAAACAGGTCTTTCCGAATGCGCAGCTGATCCGCGGCGGCGCCGCGTCCGACAAGCTGCAGACAACGAAGGGTGGTCGATGGGCGTTTGTCGGTCGTGGCGGCGGTCTGACAGGCCAGGGCGCGCATGTGCTGATCTGCGACGACTTGATCAAGGACGACAAGGAAGCGCAGAGCCAGGCAGTGCGCGATCAGGCGTGGAACTGGTTCACGAAGGTCGCCATGACCCGAAGAATGGGCCGCAAGATCGTCATCCTGACCTTTACGCGCTGGCACAACGACGACCCGATCGGCCGCCTGACAGACCCGGAAAACCCGCACTACAACCGGAAGCTCGCCGAGAAGATCAAGATCATCAACATCCCGGCGATCGCCGAGGACGACGACCCGCTTGGCCGTGCTCCGGGCGAACCGCTGTGGCCGGATGGCCCGGATCGGTTCGATCTGGAGTTTCTGGAAGAACAGCGCAGCCTGGACCCACTCGGCTTTGCGGCGCTCTACCAGCAGCGGCCCTCGCTTCTGGACGGCGATCTGTTCAAGCGCGAGGCGATCCGCTTCTACACGCCCGACGAACTGCCCGAAGACCTGCGCATCTACTGCGCATCCGACCATGCGGTCGGCACGGGGCAGCGCAACGACCCGACCGTGCTTCTGAAGGTCGGCGTCGACACGCAGAACAACATCTATCTGCTGGAATGCGACTGGCGAAAGATGCCGACTGACGTCGCCACGGAAGCGATGTTGACCATGGCCGGCGGCAAGAACCGTCCGCTTCTGTGGTGGGCGGAAAAGGGGCACATCTCGAAGTCGATCGGGCCGTTCCTGCGCAAGCGAATGCTCGAGACAGGCACTTACATCAACATCCGGGAAGTGACGCCGGCATCCGACAAGGCCCAGCGCGCGCAGTCGATCGCCGCCCGTGTCGCCATGGGCAAGGTCTACTTCCCGAAGAACGCTTTCTGGACCGAAAAAGCGATCGCACAGATGATGGCCTTTCCGAACGGAACCCACGACGACTTTGTCGATGCCTTGGCCTACATCGGGCTCGGCCTACAAAGCCAGTTCGCACCGAGCAGTTCTTCTGCTAAAAAGAAAGCCGACAAACCTGAATTTGGAACCCTGGCCTGGGTGAAACTGGCCGATCGATGGGCGAATGAACAGAAGGCCATCAAGCAGGCCGGAGGCTTTTGATGTATGATTTGACGGACGACACAAGCGGACTGCCAGACACTGCACCGGCCGGTGGCGTGACGGACGTCGACAACCCGGAAGTGGCCGAGCGCGATCGCAAGCTGGCGGAAGACATCAAGCGTCGCATCCGCCAGGACAAGCAGCACCATGCGAAAGCCTTCAAGGCGATGCGCCGCGACATGCACGTCGCGATGCACGGCGCCGACGAAAGCTGGGGTGAGAACAACTACCGCGCCAACATCGTCGGCCGGCATGTGAAGATGAAGACTGCGGCGCTCTACGCGAAGAACCCGAAAGCTGTCGCACGTCGCCGCGAGACGATGGACTTCGCGGTTTGGGACGAGAACCCCGCGTCGCTGGAAATGGCCTTCATGACCATCCAGCAGGCGCAAATGGCGATGCAACAGGCCGAAGCCATGCAGACCATGGTTCCGCCGGATCCGATGACTGGATTGCCGCCGGCTGTGCAGCCGCAGTTGCCGCCCGGCTTTGAGCAGGCTCAGGCGATGATCGCCGACTTCCAGCAGGGCTTCCAGCGCCGGCAGATGCTGACGAAGTACGGCAAGACGCTGGAGATCCTGTTTGCCCAGGCGCTGCGTGAGCAGAAGCCGGTCGATTTCCGCCGCGGCATGAAGCAGCTGGTTCGCCGCGCCTGCACGACCGGCGTCGGCTACGTTGAGCTCGGCTTCCAGCGTGAGATGGGGCCGCGCCCCGGGATGCAGGAGAAGCTTGCGGACGCACGCGCCCGGCTTGACCATCTGCGAAACCTGACCGAGCAGGTCGGCGAGGGCGAAATCCTCGAAGACGACGGCGAGATGGCCGAACTGCAGCACTCTATCGAGCAGTTGCAGAGCGAGCCGGAGATCGTGCTGCGCGAGGGCCTGATCATTGATTTTCCGCAATCGACGCGGGTCATCCCGGATCGGCTGACGAAGTACCTGGACGGCTTCATCGGAGCCCGGCACCTGACGATCGAATATTACTACTCGATCGAAGAGGTGAAGGAGATCTTCGGGATCGACCTGAAGGGCGCTTACGCCAAGTACGACATTTCGAACGGTTCGACCCGGACCTTCGGCCCCGACGATGCGCTCGAGGACGACTATGAGTGGGCGCCGCCGGACAAGAAGAAGGATGGTCTTGTCTGCGTGTGGAAGCACTACGACAAGCCTTCCGGCCTCGTCTACTACGTGGCTGACGGCTACAACGGCTTCTTGCGCAAGCCCGCCGCTCCTGACGTATTCGTCGAAGACTTCTGGCCCGTCTACGCGCTGACCTTCAACGCCGTCGAGAGCGAGAAGGAGCTCTTCCCGCCGTCCGACGTCGCTCTGTTGCTCGACATGCAGCGGGAATACAATCGCTCCCGTCAGGGCAAACGCGAGCATCGCGACGCGGCCCGGCCGCGCTATGTCTACGCCAACGGCGCTTTCGACGAGGAAGACGAGTTCTTCCTGCGCAATCTGCGGCCCTTCCAGATGGCCGCCCTCAACATGGACCCACAGTCGAAGATCGGCGACATCCTGCAGACCGTGCCGGTCCCGGGCGTCGACCCGAACCTCTATGACACGGGCGAGATCTTCAACGACATGCAGCTGGTCGGCGGCGCCCAGGAAGCGCAGTATGGCGGCGTCGCGAAAGCAACGGCCACCGAGAGCGCGATCGCGGCCGGTGCGACCAACGCTTCGGACGCTTCGTCGATCGACGATCTCGACAGCTTCCTGACGGTTCTTGCCCGGGCATCCGGCCAGATCCTGCAGAAGGAGATGTCGGAAGAAAAAGTCATGGAGATCGTCGGTCCTGGTGCCGTATGGCCGGACATGTCGCTCGCCGACATCGCTGGCGAAGTGTTCCTGGAAGTCGAGGCCGGATCGACCGGCAAGCCGAACCAGGCCATAGAAGTTGCCAACATGCAGCGGCTTCTACCGCTCATCATGCAGATCCCGGGCATCAGCCCGCCGTGGCTGGCGAAGGAAACCCTGCGCCGCATGGACGACCGTCTTGACCTCACGGAAGCGATGGCAGCCGGCCTGCCGTCCATCGCGTCCATGAACCAGCAGCAACAGATCACCTCGGCCAGCCCGCAGGACGACCCCAACAATCAGGGCGGGCAGGGGGCGAATAACGCGCCGAAACCTGCCCGTCAGGCAGGCTCAGACCCGGCGTTCGGATCGAACCAGACCGACCCGACGCCGTCTGCGATGTAGGCTATTGTCTGGTTTGACTTGCTACAATGGCCGACATGAAGTATTTCTAACGCTGCAAAGGAGCGAAAATGACCATTCTGGACGATCAAATCGAGGACACGAACTCGTCCAACGTGTCCGACCTGGACGAAACGACTGCAGGCGCCGATCAGGTGCCGACAGCCGATGACGCGGCTTCGTCTCCCGCGACGGGCGAAACTGAGGACAAGGATCTGCTTTCCGTCGTTCGCGACGTGGTCAAGGAGAGCCGCGAACCCTCTGAACCGGCCTCGCCAGCCGAAAATGTCGAAACAAAGGTCGATGACGAGCAGGGCGCCAAGAAGGAAGACGACGAGGACTACTCGGACGTTCCCTTCAACAAGCACCCTCGGTTCCAGCAACTTCTTCGCAAGGCCAAGACCTACGAAGCGGACGCTGGCCGGTATCGCAACGTTGAGACGTTCCTGACCAACAACAACCTCGGACCTGACGAGGCCGCCGACGTGCTGATTGCCGCCGCGCTCGCCAAGACGGATCCGGCGAAATGTTGGGAGCAGATCAAGCCGTGGGTCCAGCAGGTGCTGGTCGCAGCCGGCGAGGTTCTGCCGCAGGATCTTCAACAGCGTGTCGCTGCCGGCGAATTGAGCCGTGAAGCCGCGATGGAACTTAGCCGGACGAAAGCCCGTGCTCAGTCCTTCGAAGCACAGCAGTCATTCCGCGAACAGCAGGAACAGCGCCGCACACAGGAAGCGGCAGTTCAGGCGATCGTGGGCGCAGCGGAAGCCTGGCAGCAGGACCGCATCGCGAAAGACCCGAATTTCGCCAGCAAAGAAGCCGCCCTGCGGAAGGAGATCCTTTTCCTTCAGCACCAGGAGGGACGTCCGAACACGCCTGAAGGCGTGCGGGACCAGCTGAACCGCGCATACAAGGCCGTCAATGACAGCCTGCCGCGCGCCACGCCGGCCCCGGCTCCGCGGAAGCCAGTCCAGCCTGTTCGTGGTGGCAACGTCGCAGGAAACCAGCAGCCGGAAAACATGTCGACGCTCGACATCATACGCGCCAACCGGCGCTCCGGCTGACCACGAAGTAAAGGTCAAAGAGAATGGCATTCACAGCCGAAGAACTTTCCAACATCAACAACTCGGCCCTCGAGCACTATATCCGCAAGGGCCGCGTTGAAATCCAGAACGTCGAAAACAAGCCGATGCTGAAGGCTTTCGACGCATCCGCAAAGACCTTCCCGGGCGGCAAGGAGTACGTCTCTGTCGGCGTCATGTCCGGTCAGGGCGGCCTCACCCTCCAGGGTTATACCGGCGACGATCAGGTGGCCTATGGCAACCCGACCGGCGTCAAGCGCGCACGCTACCCGTGGCGTGAGCACCACATCGGCATGGTCGTGACCCACACCGAACTGAAGAACGACGGTATCGACGTCGTCGAAGACGGTGCGGATCAGGACACCCGCGAAATGAGCGGCCGCGAAGAGCACGTTCTGGCCGGCATTCTCGACACCAAGATGCAGATGCTTGGTGAAGACTACGCCGCGTCCATGGACAGCCTCATCCACGGCGACGGTTCCAGCGACGCCAAGGCGCTCGCCGGTATCCGCGCCTTCATCCTCGACGTCCCGGGCACCGGCACGACCGGCGGTCTCGGCCGTGCGACGAACTCCTGGTGGCGTAACCGCGCCGCAACGGCAGCCAACGGCTCCGCTGGCGGTCAGGGTGCGATCACCTCGGCAACCGCCAACGGCGGCGCGCTGATCGAGTTCCTGGAGAAGGAATGGCTGCAGCTGGCTCGCCGCGTGCAGGGTTCCCCGAACTGGAAGATCTTCGCCGGTTCGGACATCATCGCGGCCTACCAGAAGGAAATCCGGGCCAACGGTTCGTATTCGGACAAGGGCTTCCTGTCCGGCGTCGACGGTGGCATGGGTGCGGTGACGTTCAAGGGCAAGCCGATGGTCTACGACCCGACGCTCGACAACCTTGGCCTCTCCAAGCGCATGTACATCATCGACATGTCGCCGACCGGGATCCAGCTTTACTACATGCAGGGCAACCGCATGAAGAAGCACAACCCGGCCCGTCCTTACGACCGTTACGTGATGTATAACGGCATCACCACCACGGCCGTCATGGTCGCCTCGCGCCTCAACACGTCTGCGGTGTATGATATCGCGTAAGACAACGGCAGACGGCGCTTAACGGCGCCGTCGCTTTCGTCCGAACCAACTCAAGGAGCACCGCAATGGGCGCTATCGCAAATGCAACCTTCACACTCGCATCGGCTGTTGCCGATGACGGCACTGTAACTCTCGCTTACCCGACCGGCACCAACCAGGCAGCCTTGCAGGACACCACAGGCGGCACGGTCATGGTCGGTCAGGACGGTCCTTACCGTCAGGGCGTAGCCGACAACGTCGACATCACCTTCGGCGCGTCGAACATCACCCTGACGAACCGCACCGGCGCGTCTTGGGCCGCCGGCACCGAGATCCGCGTAAGCTTCGGCCGCGTGGATATCAACGGTTCCTACAACCTGACCTACCCCAAGCAGGTCCAGGATCAGGTGGCCGACCTCGAAGACCGCGTCACCACGATCGAAGAAACGCCGTAAGGATCGGGGCTTCGGCCCCGCTCCATCCCCTCCGACAATCAAAGGAAACTCCCAATGCAGACCGCAACGATCCTTCTTGCTATCGGCGGCGACAGCGTCATGCAGGTTCCGAAGTTCGGCGTCACGCCGGCTGAAGCCATGCTGCTGCGTGCGATCCACGGCGACGAAGCCGTGACCGATATCGACATCAACGGTGACGAAGACCGCTCCAACCGCGAAGAGCGTGAGCGCCTGTTCAATCTCTACGCCAAGGCCCAGCCGAACGGCACCTTCGCGCTCCCCGTCCTCGACATGCTCTACCCCGGTGTCAGCGCCAAGCTGCCGACCAAGTTCTCGGAGCTTGAACTGGACGAAGTCTTCTACAAGGCGCAGTCGCGCAAGACGCCCGAAAAGGTCGATCCGCTCGACCATGATGGCGACGGCGAAAAGGGCGGCTCCGCTCCTTCGACCGAGGAAGGCTACAAGGCCATGACCGTTCCCGAGCTCAAGGCCCTCGCCGAAGAGCGCGCGATCGATCTCGGCGAAGCCACCAAGAAGGCCGACATCATCGCCAAGCTTGAAGAGGCCGATGCTGCGGCAGACGCCGACGAAGGCGAACAGAACCTCTTCCAGTAAGGACATCGGCAAATGGCCCGGAACACGACGCTCTCTCGGCTGCTCGACATGTACCGGGCCGAATGCCGGATGTCTCTCAACGTCGCCCACAACAACCAGGACCGCGATCGGCAGGTCAACCAACTGCAGATGACGCAGGAATGGCTTTGGGAGGACTTCGACTGGCCGCTCTTGCGCGTCGATCGTCAGGTCAGTCTGGCGGCCGGGCAGCGCTATTACGAGCCGCCGGAAGACCTTCACATCGACCGCATCGACAAGATCGAGGTGTTCCACGACAGCGCCTATCAGCGCCTGACGCCCGGCATCGAGGACGTCCACTACACCGCCTACAACAGCAATCTCGACGAACGGCAGTGGCCGCCGCAGCGCTGGCGCTTGTCCGAAGACGAGCAGATCGAAATCTGGCCGATCCCGGACGGCAACGCGAACCTGACCACGCTGGAAGGCACGCTGCGTATCACCGGCATTCGCAAGCTGCGCCCGCTGGTCGATGACAGCGACCGCGCCGATCTGGACGACCAGCTGATCGTCTTGTGGGCGGCTGCCGAATACCTCGCCACAACCGGCGACAAGGCCGCGAACCTGAAGCTCGAAAAGGCCAAGACCCGTTACGCGAAGCTGCGCGGAGCGCAGATGCCGCGCAAGCGCATGACGCTGTTCGGCATTGAGGACATGAACCGGAACAACGAGCGACGCATCCCGATCGCCGTCTACAACAAGGCGACCTGATCCATGGGCAAGGTGTGGATCCGCGAGCTTACAGGTGGCTTGGACACCCGGCGTATGCAGGAGACGACTGCCGGCGGCGTTCTGATCAAGGCCAGCAACGGTCATATCTCTCGCGGCGGTGAGTTCGAAAAGCGCGCAGCTTTCGTGCCAGAATACACGCTCCCCGCCGGCACGGTCGGCATGGCGGAAGGTGCGAACGGCATCTATGTGTTCGGCCACACGGCAGCACCCGGCGGCATCCCTGCTGGCGTCACGTATCAGCGCCTGCGGCACTCGGACGGCACAACGGCCCTTGCGCGCATCCTGGCGACCGATCTCTACGCCTCCAAACTCTATGTCGTCGGTGAATTCGCGGACGGCTCGATCTTCCATTTCTACGACGGCGTCCGGATCACCAACTGGTACGATGGCCGAGCCCGCGCCTCCTTTCGGGTCACAGGCGGCGGCGTGAGCCCCGCTATTTCTGCGGTCGGCTCCTTCGATGTAACAGGCGGCACGAACGATCCGGCGAACACGATTACCGCCGTTTCGGTTTCCGGCGTTAATCTGATCAGCGCTCCGGTCCAGCACACCGGCAGCAACAACACGACCGCAACGGCCGTCGCCGCGGCAATCAACAGCCACACCTCCACCCCGGATTACACGGCGATCGCCAGCGGGGCGAAGGTCATAATTACTGCCGTCACGCCCGGCACGGCGGCGAATGGCCGCGTCGTCACGACGACCCGGACCGGCGACTTTGCGGTCGGCAACCTCGTTGACATGTCCGGCGGCGCCGCGTCCGTGACGTCGCAGCTTACCAATCTTCAAGTCGACGGCGTGTCGGTCATCAGTGCTCCCGTCCTTTGGGCGACGTCGAACGAGGACACGGCCGCAGCGATCGCGTCGGCGATCAACAGCTACGCCTCGTCGCCCGAATACACCGCAACGTCGGTCGGCGACCGGGTCAACATCGTGGCCGGCATCACCGGAACCGCCGCAAACGGCCGCGCCGTCACCTTCACGCTGGCAAATGGCTTCACCGTCTCCCCGCCGTCCGGCCTCGCGATGGCAAACGGGGCCGTCACTCCTTCCGGCTCATATCAGCCCGGTTCGTCGGTCAAGACGGCCGGCTCAAAGATGTATTCGACGTCGGGATCGGTTCTGCACTTCTCCGGTGTCCAGCAGCCGACCAAGTGGACGACGGACAACGTCGGCGCCGGCTTCATCGACATGGCCGCCGAGACATCAGGTGCAGAGCAGCTTCAGGCTCTCGGCATCTACCAGAACAATCTGGCTGTCTTCGCTGAACGCGCCATCATCATTGAATACATCGATCCGGATCCGACGCTGAACCGCAAGATCCAGGTGCTGAACAATACCGGCACGCTCGCGCCGCGCAGCATCGCGCAGTTCGGCGACAACGACCTCTTCTATCTGGACGCAAGCGGCCTGCGATCGTTACGCGCCCGTGACAGTTCGAACGCGGCGGCCACAACCGATATCGGCGTTCCGGTCGACACGCTGGTCATCGCCAAGACCGCGGAACTGACCGCGACGGAACTACAGCGCGTGTTCGGCATCATCGAGCCGCGCGACGGCCGGTTCTGGCTGGTCATGAAGGACACGATCTTCGTGTTCTCGTTCTTCAACGGCGCCAAGGTCAGCGCCTGGTCGACTTACACCCCGAGCATTGTCGTCGATGATGAGGATGTCCCATTTGATGTCGAGGAAGTGGCCGTCTATCGCCGCCGGGTTTACCTGCGCTCCGGAAACACGATCTACGTCTACGGCGGCCTTTCCGCCGACGTGGAATACGACACTTCCGAGGCCGAGGCGTGGCTTCCCTACCTCGACGCGAACGACCCTTCTCGGAACAAGACATTCACAGGCATCGATGCGGCGCTCGAAGGTGAATGGACCGTATCGGTGGCGCTCAGTCCAACGAACCCGGACGTCGAGGACGAAGTCGCTCGCGTTTCTGAAACGACGTTCAATCATCGCCGTATCCCAGGCATCGGGGAAGCGAGCCATCTGAGCCTGCGTTTCCGCAGCCGCTTCAACGGCCCGGCACGGCTGTCGTCGGCCGTCATCCACTACGAAGGATCGCAAATTGAGGATAAGTAGCCCGACGCCCGATCTCGTCCGTCAGGTGGCGCTGAACATGCGCGACCGCGACTACAAGGAGTTCTCGGCCGTCTCGTTCGCGCAGAACCGCGAAGAACTGGCGGATGCAATGGCCGAACGCTACGGCGAGCGGCTGGACGTCATGGTCGGCTGCCTGGACGACATGACGCCGGTCTGTGTCGGCGCCGCGGTTATGGCCCGCCCGAATGTCGTGACGCTGCTCTTCTTCGCGACCAAGGACTTCAAGAAGATTGCCCTGCCGGCGACGCGCTTCATCAAGAAGCAGTTCTTGGCCCGGCTGGTCGCGACCGGCGTCCATAGGATCGAAGCGGTCAGTTTGGCGGGCTACAGCGAGGCCCACAAGTGGCTGGAAGCGCTCGGCCTGAAGCAGGAGACGCAGGCGATGCTGGACTATGGGAAAAACAGGGAAGCGTTTACGCAGTTCGCCTGGGTCCGCGAGCACGGCCGGTTCGGAGGTGAAGAATGATCGTCCGGCTCGCGCTCGAGGAAGACTTCCCGAAGATCGTTTCGATGGCGAAGCATAACATCGAGACGACGTGCCCCCACATCGGCTTTGATGAATACACGGCCTACGAGACGCTGTTCTCTTATCTCGACACGGCCGAGCCGACAGTCTTCGTCGCCGAGGAAGGCCGCGAACTGGCCGGGTTCGTGCTGGCGTCGATCGTCGGCTACCGGGCGTCCACTGGACATAAGGTGATCTGTGAAGTACTTTACACCGATCCCGCGTATCGTGGCAGTCGCGCCGCCACAAGCCTCGTAAGACACGTCCTCAAATGGGCCGAAGGTATCGGCGCCAAGGAAGTGCTCGGAGGCGTAGACAACAACTTCCAACCTGAACGAACAGCCCGGTTTCTCGAATTGTGCGGGCTCAAACGTGTAGGTTACGCGATGATGCGGGAGCTCCAATAATGGGCGGCGGAAAAGGTGGCGGCGGCGAAGCCGCAGCGGCACGCAAGGACGAGCAGGAACGCCAGGCGCGCATTCGCGCCGGCACGCAGCGCGTCAATTCGATCTTCGACAGCCAGTTCACGGATGACTATTTCAACAAGCGCCAGCAGTCCTTCCTGGACTATGCGTCGCCGCAGCTGGAAGACCAGTATGGAGACGCGCAGAAGGAACTGACCTTTGCGCTTGCTCGAGGCGGAAACCTGAACAGTTCTGTCCGCGCCGACAAGGCCGGTGAGCTTCAGCAGAAATACGACCTCAACAAGCAGCAGATCGCCGATCAGGCCCTGTCCTACGGCACCGAGGCGCGCAACGCTGTTGAAGACGCCCGGGCGAACCTTATCGCTACGCTTAACGCGACCGGCGATGCGCAGGGAGCCGCCAATTCGGCCATCTCGCGTGCATCCGTTCTGTCGAAGCCGCAGGCTTACAGCCCGCTCACGCAGCTGTTCGCCGACTTCACGGCGGGCCTTGGCACGCAGGCCGCGTTGGAAAAGGCGAACTACTATTCCGGAGGCCAGACAGGCGTGCGTTATAACACGGGTCTGTTCGCGCCGAGCAGCAACGCAGTGAAGGTGACGTGATGAAGATCTGCAGCAAGTGCGGGTCTGAGCATCCGCTGACCTACTTCAACAAGGATCGCACTCGGTCCGATGGGCTGTACCCGCAGTGCAAGGATTGCTTGCGCGCATCGTGTCGCAAGGTCTACCGCAAATACGAGGACAAGCACAAAGCGCTGAAGCGTCGTTGGAAAGCTGACAACGCAGAGCGCAACCGAGAAATTAACCGCCAGTGGCAGCTAGATAACCCCGAAAAGGCACGGCAGTCGGCTTATCGCTGGCGCGAATTGAACCCTGAAAAAGCGCGTCAGTGGGCGAGAGACAATCCGGAGAGGCTTCGCGAGATCGATCGGCGGTGGAAGGCCGCGAACAAAGAAGTGATGCTTGAACGAGGCCGTCAGTACGCCAAGAAAAACCCGCACAAGATCCGGGCGAAATGCGCGCGTCGCAGGGCGTCGTTGTTGAGCGCCACGCCGGCCTGGGCCGACCATGAAATGCTGGCGCTCATCTATTCTGAGTGCCCGCCCGGCTACCATGTCGACCACATCTATCCGCTTAGAGGTCGCAATAGCTGCGGTCTGCACGTTCCGTTGAACTTGCAGTACCTGCCAGCATCGGAAAATTGCAAGAAGTCAAACAAACCGCCGGTTGTGCAGGAGGCCTGGTACAATTTGTGATCCAATGACGATCAGTGGGGTGGTTTTGTCGGCAGCCTCCGCGGCCGTAAACGCTTCTGCTCAAGCCAAGGTCCAGCGCGCCCGCGACGACGCGATGGCCGCTGAACGCATCCGTCAGAACAGCCTCGACAAGGAGGCCGACGCGCTGAACCTGAAGTCGCAGGACAACTATCAGGACTTCGAGGGCAAGCAGGACGAGACGTCCGCGAAGCTGGCGGATTATTTCACCGGCCAGCAGGTCGCCGAGCCGACGCCCGAAGTGGCGCTTCCGACGACCTCGTCGAACATCACCGTTCAGGAAGAAGCCAAGCAGCGCGCCCAAGCGAAGGATTTCACCGATCGTACCGGCACGGCGCTCGGCGAGCTTCGTTCGTTCGGGGATCTTCTCGGCCAGAACAGCCGCTTGCAGGCCCGCACCGGCATGGAGATCGGCCAGATCGGCGGCTACAAGCGCGGCTCGTCGAACGTGCTGTCCTATGAACTCGACGCCGCGAACTCCAAGGGTCAGGGTCTGCGGACCTTCGGCGATATCCTTGGCGGTATCGGCGGCATCGCCACGAATGCCGGTCTTTCATCCACGGCGCCCGGCGTGCCGCGGGCAGGGACATTGATCCCGGTTCCGACCGCGCGCCCGACGCTTTCTCCGTTCTGAGGATCGAACATGCCCGTCCAGACGAACCGCTACTATAACGATCCTGCTCTCGGAGCCGCTTTTTCGAACCTCGCCGGTATGTTCGCCCCGCCGAGCGGCGGCGATCTCGCGGGCTACGCAACGGCCGCGGCGAAGAAGGAAGAGGCCGCCCGTCTGGCGGAACTGTTCAACTACGCCAAGGATCCGGCTGTCCAGCAGGAGGTCTTCGACCGTCTCGGTCAGGCAACCGGCCAGTGGACGCCCGCACAGGGCTACTATGGCGTCAATGTCGGGGCGCAGACGTCCCGAGCGAACAACGCCGCCGACAATACGCGGATGCTTCAGACGAACGCAGCCGACAACGAGCGCGCGCTTCGCGCCGCCGCGATGGAGAACCAGCGTAGCGCCATCACCTCGCTCTATGGCTCGCTCGCACCCGGCGAGATCGCTCCGGCGGTTCCGGAGGACGTCGCGGGGCTCGTTGGCCTGCCGGCGATCGACCAGCGCGCCGGCCTCGCGAAGCCGCTATCGGAAACCGAGTTGAAGGCCGCCATCCTCGGAGAACTGCCGGAAAACGAGCAGCGCGCGGCCGCGCTCGGTTCGACGCCGGTCACGAACGTCGTCACTCCGGAAGGACCGCGCATTCAGTTCCAGGCCGATGCGATTGGGCAGGAGCCGTACATCAACAAGGGCGCCGAGGCCAAGCCGGTGAACTACCAGACGCCGGATGGACGACGCGGCACTGCGTCTGTCGGCCCGACCGGCGCGCTCGTCGACACGCAGACCAATCAGCCCGTCCCGGAAGGTTCCGTCACGTTCGGCACGAACATTCAGGGCTCCGAGGCCGATACTGGCATGTCGACCAAGACGAACCAGACCCGCGCCGTGCAGATCCGCGGCGATGTCACCAACATGAACGGTCTTGTCACGGAGCTTGAAACGCTGATCCGGGAGAACCCGGCTGTGACGGGTGCCGCGGGCAACATTCTGTCGTTCGCGCAAGACGCAAAGCAGGTGCTGAATGAGTTCGGCCAGAAGTTCGGCAATGGCGATCCCAACGCGCCAGTGTCGATCAACGACGTGCGCGAACTCACCAACTCGCTCCTGCCGGAGACAGGGCCGTATAATCCGGTCTATCGCAAGGCTGCCGCGATGGTCTTCGAACTGGCCTACGCGAACGCCAAGCTGAACAACCCCGGCGGCGAAGTTTCCCGCTTCGCTCTTGAGCGCGAGCTTGAACAACTCGGCCAGGGCATGACCGGCAACGACGAAGCGCTGAAGGCCGTCCTCGATGTCTCGAAGAGCCGTATGCGTCGCGCTCTCAGCCAAGCCGACGTTCTCGCCGGCAACTCGGCGGGCGTCACCGCGGACCAGATCGGCTCGGCACCCGCGCCGGCTCCTGCTGGCGGTTCGACGCGCATCCGCTTTGACGCAAATGGAAACCAGATCCAATGAGCTCTATCGAAGCTGAACTGTTTGACGGCACGGTGCTGGAGTTCCCGGAAGGGACTGATCCGGCCGTCATTCAGCGCGTCGTCAAGGAACAGACCGCCGCAAAGCGCGGCTCATCGATGGGCACAACGGCGGCCCCGTCAAATACCGCGCCCTCGCTTCAGCAGCGTGTCGAGGACGTGATCGGCGGTCCTTCGCCGATGGCGGATCCGGCAGCAGCCGACACTCCGGAGATGCGCGACGCGAGTGGCGGTCTGACGCTAGAAGACGTGATCATGGGCCTCGGCGGCGTCGTCGACCAGGGCGTGCGCGGCGTCGCCGAAGGCGTGACGAACATCGTCGGTCTGCCACAGGCCGTCGCGACGCTGCAGCGCAACGTCGGCAAATGGGGTATGGAGCAGATGGGCGCGCCTGAAGCGGCCGTCGACGTGCTCGACTATATTACGCCGCTCGCCGACATTGCGCCCAGCGCCGAAGGGATGCAGGCCGGGATCGACGCTGCGAACAACGCCACTGCCGACGCGCTCGGCGTGGAGCGTCCGCGTGCAGCGCCTGAAAACATGCCCGAGCGCTTTGCGAACCGCGTCGGCGAAGAGCTCGGCGCGATGCTGATCCCCGGCGCCGTCGTCGCCAACCGCATGAAGAATGCAGGACGCGGCATCGCCGCTATCGACCCCGGCGCGTTCTGGAGCAAGGAAGCGACTGTCGCTACAGGCGCCGGCACGGGCGCTGCGATCGCCAATGAAGTCGCGCCTGACAGCCCGATCGCCGATCTGTTCGGCGCGCTCGCAGGCGCCGGCACGGTCGCAGTCGGCGGCCCGCTTGTTCGCAGCGTGGCCGATGTCGGCAGCGCCATCTTCCAGCGCGATAACTTCGTCGACCAGGTCGTCAACGATGCCGTCGTCGATCGCATCGGCAAGGCCGCAAACCTGCCGGGCGCCGACACGCCTGAAGCTATCTTCGACACCAAGACGCTGGTCGACGCTATGGACGATCCGGCTCGCCGCCGGCCGTCCGATCTCATCCCGGGTTACCGGGAAACTCTGTCCGACCGTACCGGGAATGCCGGTATTGCGTCGCTCGAATACGGTCGGGCAGCCGGCGTCAACGCTGGTCAGTACAACGATCTTCGGATGCGCAACAACGAGGCCGTCGATGCGGCGATGCGCGGTATCGAGCCGCAGGAAACGCCCGGTACGTTCCGCGACGCCGTTTCTACACAGCGCGACCAGCAGCTTCTGGACCTCATCATGGGGCAGGAGATGGCCGCCCGTCAGGCAGAGGAGGCGACCCGCGCGATCACCCCGACCACCACCCCGGCACAGCGCGGCGGCACGGTGCGCGAAGGACTGGAGACGGCCCGGGACGCAGCGCGCGCTCGCACCGAGGAAGCCTACAATCAAGTTAACATCGCAGGCCGTCAGGTCGATCCGGCGCCGCTGAAGCAGGGCCTCGACGAGGCTGTCAACAGCCTGACGGAAGTCGAGCGCGGCCTCGTCCCGCAGGGCGTGATCGACCGAGTGCGCAAGTTGGGCACTCCGCTGGAAGACGGCCCGCAGAACACCGGCATCCTGGACGCTTCCGGCAACCCGATCACTCGGCCCCCGCAGGGTCCGGCGCCGGTTTCGCTCAAGGAAGCCACCGATCTCAAGTCCGAGCTTCAGCGCCTGCAGCGCGCAGCACAGGCCACGCCTCGCGAAGAGCGCGGCGGCCGCAACGCGGCCCGCGTGATCGGCCAGATGATCGACACGGTCGACGGCTTCATCTCCTCCAATCTCGACGAGGCGGATCGGGCGGCGCTGGATGCTGCTCGAGGCACGAAGTTCGACGAAGCGGAACGCTTCACCCGCCAGGGCGACCCGGTTGCCCGCGCGCTCGGCCGCTATGAAGGCGGTCAGCCGCAGGTCGCCGATGATCGCGTCGCGGGCCTGTTCGTCAATCCGCAGGCCATGGACCGCCTCTTCGCGCAGGCCGACACACCCGACGTCCGGGCGGCGATCCGTGACGAAGTGCTCTCCAAGGGCGACACGTCCAAGGCCGACCGGATCACAAATTTCCTCGACAGCTACGGCGAGCAGATCGACCGCTTCCCGGGTCTGCGTGATGAGATAACCCGGGCCGCGGAAGCCCGCGGCGCAGAAGCCGCAGCGACGACCAGCCGTCAGACCTTCGAGAAGATCTACGGCACGCCGGGCAACGAGCGCGGAACGGGCACGGTCGGCAAATATCTGCAGTTCGGTGACGAACAGTCGGAGCGCGCGATCAGCCAGGTTCTGTCCTCGAAGGATCCGGCAAAGGCTGCAGACGAGCTTGTCAACTTTGTCGGCAACAACCCGCGAGCCCTTGAGGGCGCACGCTCGGCCTTCTGGCAGAAGCTGAAGACGGAAAGCCAGAGCACCGATAATGCGCAGCGCTCGATGAGCGGCAAGCGTCAGTGGCGCGGCGACTGGCTGAAGTCGTGGCTGGACGATCCGTCGACCGCGGCGGTCGCCGAGCGGCTTTACAAGGACAAGCCGGAAGACCTGGAGAAGCTGCGGGCCTACGCGGATGTTCTCGACAACGCCGATCTGCGCGTGCGCGGCAAGGCGTCCGGAACGTCCGGCACCAGCCAGGGCGTCAGCAACATCATGACGCCGGAAACAATCCAGAGCCGAACCTATGCCTGGATGCGCGGGCAGATCAGCGGCACCTATCTGGCGACGTCGATGGCCGCCGTCTTTGCCCGTCGCGCCGTTCGTGGCGCCCGGGCCGATGCGATCGAGCGGCTGACGGATAAGGTTCTGCTGAACCCGGAACTCGCCAAGGAACTGCTGAAGGACAACAACCCGGCGAACCGGGCGGCTCTCGCTCGCAAGGCGAAGGGCTGGCTCGGCAATCAGGCCGCGACGACGTTGGAGATCCTGAACGAGGACGACAGCGAAGACGGCGAGATGAAGAGCACGATCATGCGGGAGAAGAACTGATGGCCTTCGACTGGATCAAATACGCCAATCAGCGCGCCACCCGCAGCCTTCCGCTGAACGACCAGCTGACGCAGGCCATGGGCTTTCTGCCCGAGATGAGCGTGACGATGGAAGTCTTCTCCGGCGGCCAACCGGCGAAGGGTTCCAGCGGCCCGCGCGTCGGCTCGGTGCGCCACGACCACGGCAACGCCGCGGACGTGTTCTTCTACAAGGATGGCCGTCGCCTCGACTGGTCGAACCCGCAGGACTTGCCGATCTATCAGGACATTGTACGCCGGGCGAAGCAGGCCGGTCTGACAGGCTTCGGCGCCGGCCCCGGTTACATGCAGCCCGGCTCCATGCACATCGGCTATGGCAGCCCCGGCGTATGGGGCGCTGGCGGATCGAGCCGCAACGCGCCTTCGTGGCTGGTCGAGGCTTACGGCGGCGCACCGGCCGGAAAGCCCATGCCGAGCTTCGCGCAGGCCACCGCCGAGAAGACGGTCGCCCCGACGATGGCGAATATGCAGAACAAGAGCTTCGACCCGGTGGGCGAGGTTATGGGCATGGCAGCCCCGACTGCAGCCCCGCAGGGCTTGGCGTCGATGTTCACGCCAGCAGGCCCGGCCATGCCCGGCGCCGAGGTCGCAGGCGCGCCCGTTCCGCCGACACTCGGCGCGCTGGCGGCGCTGTTTGCCCAGCAACAGTCGAAGCGGAATGAAGAACGGGCCGCAGAAGCGGAAGCCGAGCAGATGCGCCGCGCGGCGCTATTCAGCCAGGATAGTCTGGCCGGGTTGTTCGGGGCTGCCTGACGGCTTGTCTTTAAGGGCGCGAATGGCAAAAGCGCACAAAGTCAGCATCTCCCGCATGTCTTTCGTGAAACGCCGTTTTGCCATGGCTTCAGCCACTCTGGCGGCCTCTTCAAGCGCCGCTTCTCTAGCATCGCTCATCGCGCGTTCTCCAGCCAAGGCCGCAGGAACGTGACGATCTCCTCGCCGAAGAAGTACCAGATCGGCACGACGATGATGGCCGCCCCGATCAGGGGCGGGAAGTAACCCTTGAAGAACTCGGGCCAGAACGGAGGGGTTTTGTCAGCCATGGTCGGCAGCATCGGTCTCTCCATCGGTTTTGTCAATCAGCGCTGACGAAGATGCGGTCCTGCCCGGCCACGTTGCCTTGCTGCTTGATCTCGCGGATCTCGCCGAGTTCCACGAGCCGGTCTACGCAGGCGAGCATGTGCCAGCTATCGCCGCACGAACCCTTGACGGCTTCTTCCAGCCGAACAGCGCCCGAAACGCCAAGCAGCTTCTTCACGCGATCGCGGATTTCAAGAAACAGAACTTGGCCGTCTTCGGTGAAGATGGCGGCGCGGTTGTCTTCGTACTTGTACATGTCATTTCTCCTTGAGTGCGCAAAATAGTGCCCAAAATGCTGTATGTCGGGCAGTTGGCTCGATGTAGGCCAACCGCGAAGTAACTGAGAAATAAGGGAGAATGGTGGTGCTGCTAGAGAGATTTGAACTCTCGGCCTCTCCCTTACCAATACAGTTGTAGGTCATTTGTAGGTTGTTGTCTGGCCTGCATTTTTCTTGTTTTGCAGCGGTTTGGCAAGATCTATGTAGGTCAGTGTCGGTTGCTGTAGGTCAAAATCAGTGCCCAAATCGGGCACAAGCGCTCAGTCGGAGTGCCCCAACTTTTCCAGTTCGGAGCCATACCAGAAGGCGTTGAAAGCTTCCGGCGTGGCAGCGTCGAATGCCTGCGCGCAGCGCACCAGCGCGTCTCGGATCTTCTCAAATTCGGCGACGATCATCTGCGCCTCCTCGACCGTCTCCGTCTTCACGGCCCAATCCGCGTTGACCGGCGTTACCATCGGCATGTTGAATGTCAGAAGGCCGGGGTAGCGTTCATCAACGTATTTTTCTCTCATGATGCTTGCTCCAATACGCCTGAAGAAATCGAGTTCACAGCAGCCCGCAGGCGATCCGGGCAGTGCTTCGAATTGAAGGCTTAACGACGGCCCAACCGGGCCAGTCTGATGTCGTGGTCTGGGTCTTTGTAGCGGCGCTCCCCGGTGTCCTCATGCCGGCGAAACGTGACCGTGCCTTTCATCTCGTTGACGTCGAACGAGTGCGTGTAGGCCGAACCGACGATGTTGCCAAGGACGCGATCAGCAGGCGTGAACAGCGCGTCATTGTGCTCAAACGACCCTACCTGTCGAAGATCGCGCATGTGGATCTCAAAGCATTCGCCGGGTTTCATTGAGGCCACCTGCTGGCACACGTAGCCGAGGTAGGTTGAGGGGTCTGCAGTGATCATCGTACTGTCTCCATTGTTCCTGTGATTGAGTTGACTGCTGCTCGAAGGCTCTCCTTCGAATGTTTGGCGTAGACACGCTCAACCATCACTAGCGAATTACCTAAAATCCCCGCAATGTGATACAGCGGCACGCCGCGCCGGGCCATCTGCGTCGCGGCAGTGTGCCGGAACGTGTGCGGCGAGATGCCCGTCCGCTTTGGCTTCTCGCCCGAAACGACGGTCTGCTTCGGCGCCAACCCAGCGCGCATGACGATCGACTGAACGGTGGCCCACACTTCGCCGCCGTGATCCATGACGTAGTCGTTGATCCGTTCTTCGTGCATCCGCTTCAGCACCGGCAGCAGCGCCCGCGAGATCGGCACCGAGGGCCGACGCTTCTTCGTCTCTTTCCGATCCGGCACGGCGAAGTGGATCACGCCGACTTCGAAGTCGACACGGTCCCACGTCAGGTCCAGGATCGCGCGCTTGCGAGCGGCCGTCTCCAGAGCCAGCCACAGGAACCGCTCACCGCGGGACATGCGAGGCTCGCCAGGATGCATCTCAGCGGCGGCCTTGAGCACGCGCTCAATCTCGGCCATCGTCAGCCAGCGATCGCGCGGGCCGCTCTCTTCGGGCAGGACATAGGCGGGCAGGTCTTTCGCCTCGAGCAAGCGGCGCTTGCCGCGCTCTGGCGAGGCGTGCCAGTTCAGGCAAGCCCGCAGCGCCACCAGTTCCTTGCGTACCGTCGAGGGCTTCGCGACGCGGCCGATCTCGCCGTCGACGCGCTTCTCCTCGTATTCGTCGACGACGTCCTGGTCGATTGCATCAACCCTCAGATCGCCGAAATGCTCCTTCAGGTTCTTCCAGGCGAACTCGATCGACGCCGGCGCCGCCGTTTCCTTCTGGACGTGCTTCTCGTCGTAGACGCTCCAGAGCTCGGCGACCGTCAGCGCGATCCGGCCTTCTTCGGAGACTTCGCCTTTGTGGCCGCCGAAGAGGAGCCACTGCGCGAACCGTCCTTCCGCAACAGCGTGGTCTTTAGTGCCCATGCTCTTGCGCTTTGAACGTCGGCCTTCTGACCAGACGGCATACCATGTGCCGTTGTCGGCTGTCCGGAGGATTGGGGTCGGCATTTCATACACTCCAAATAAGCATCAACGTCGGATTTCGCTATGAGGACCGGGCGGCCCGGCACGTAGGGGAGTTTCCCCGACAACCGGAGCCGCTTCACCTTCTGACGTTCGCAGCGCATCAGCGCCGCGACCTCACTTTCCAGCAACCACGGGCTTGTCATCGGCAAGGATCTTCGCGATCTGGTTGGCCGTCTCCAGCGTGACATAGCGGTTGACCCGCAGCCAGGCGATGTGCGGCGCGTTGGGGCTGACCTTCATTTCGAAGGCCGGCGTATCATTATCGATTGCACTTTCGACGTGATTAGGAAATAATTCCTCGGCAGGCACGTTGAGAGCGTCAGCGAGCTTGGCGAGGCTCTGGGGTGTCGGGAGGGATTTGCCGCGGATGTAAACGGAAATGCTGTCACGCGGGAGATCCGCCGCCCGGGCCAGATCGCTCTGGCGCCAGCCGCGCTCCATCATCAGCCGGTACAGCCGCTTACCGAACTCCTGTTTGGTCAGGTGCTTCGGCGCAAGACCCGATCCCGGAGTGTCGCCTGTGAGGTGTGTCCGAACTGTGTTTGTCATAGGTTGTAGCCCTAAGGTTGTATTCGTGTAAGTCACTTGTATGTCACCCCGAAAGACATGTCAACATTTATTGCGCTACAATCTGACCCAAAGAAAATCGGACAGCCTGTCCAAATGTCTGTTGACATAACCTACAACGCCGGACTAGCTTGTGAGCATATTCAGACAAAGGATCGCTGATGTTTGACTGCCTCCGCTTCCTCGACGACCACTTCGGCAATGCCGACGCTGTGATCGGCCTGGCGAACCAGTTCAACGTAGACGTGCCCGCGAAGGACACGCTGCGCAAGTGGTTCGAGCGCGGTTCAATCCCGGCCGACTGGTGGCCGGTCGTTCTGGCTTTGCTGGAGATGGAAGGCGGAAAGCCCGTCAGCATGTTGAGTTACGTGGGTAAGGGACAGGAAAATGATAACAGCATCTTTGGTTGATACGCTCTCGCTCGTCGAATGTGAGGCGATCTCGCTCTGGAACATTTCGGTCGAGCTTCAGCGGATAAAGCGCTGTTACGTGCGATCCGGGACCGGCGCCGACGAACTCCGCGACGAACTGGACATGATCGCTGAACTGACGGAGAGCCCGGCCATCGCAACCCGCGCGCGCCGGCTGATCGCCGACATTGACAGACAATGGCCGCATATGGCGGTCGCATGATCGAGATCGTTTTGTTGGGCGCCCCGCGCGGAAAGGAACGCCCTCGGCTGACAAAATCGGGCCACGTATACACCCCTCAAAAAACACGGGATTTTGAAGCGGCCCTGAAATACGCCGCCAAGGAAGCAATGGGCGACAGACCGCCGCTCGAGGGGCCGCTTGAAATGCACATGAGCGTTGTGGTGCCAATCGCCCAATCGTGGCCGAAGAAGCGCCAGCAGGCCGCCCGCGAGGGCAGGGAGCTTCCGACGAAGAAGCCGGACCTGGATAACTTCATGAAGACGATCGACGCCTGCAATCTGATCGTATGGCTGGATGACAGCCAGATCGTGAAGACCTCGATCGAAAAGAGGTACGGCGACAAGCCCGGCATGACTATTCGCGTGTGGGCGCTGTCCGAAACGACGAACGACAAGACCGATCAACCGACAGAAGGGATATTCGGATGACACTGCAGCTTGAAGAAGGGAAGTTCTACCGTGACGGGGAAGGGCATAGACGTGGCCCGATGCGGCGCGGTAGGCGGAGCGAAAACTTCTGGGAGGTGGGGTACGGCCAAAGCCACGACCCAGAATGGCACTCGGACGGCAAGAACCTGAAGAGCCCGGACTTGGCGTCGGCGCCAGACATCATTGCTGAGTGGACCGAATCCGGTCCCGGCGAAGTTATCGAGGTGCCGAAAGGCGCGGACGCCAGCGGCCCCTACGTCGCGCTTCGGCAGGTGCTGGACGCCGCTTACGAGCAGTCGGCCGAAGGCAAGGGCAAGGAGCGCCACGCCAATGAGCGACCCTTCACCGAGCAACCGATCATGGTCATCGGCCGTTCTGTCGGCGTCGGTTTTGCAGCCGGCCAGGTCCAGAAGAAGATCGGCGAGGCGGTCGGCATGTCTGATCGCGGCGAACACGACGCTGCGTACCGAGAAGCCCTCGGCGCCATCGTCTACGCAGCGGCCGCCGCACTTCTTTTCCTCGAGAAGAAAAAATCCGATTGACTTTCTGTCCGTCGTTGTATGTTACGGCGACATACAACGACGGACGATGATCCGCCCTTTATGGCTTTGTGGACTTTGAGGACTTGCAGGAATGACCGTCATGATACCCTTCCCTCATCAGATTGTCGGTGCGCAATTCCTTGCGCAGAGAACATCAGCTTTGCTAGCCGATGAACCCAGATGTGGAAAAACAGGCGCCGCCATCATGGCCGCCGACATGAACCTTGAAGAAAAAGTCCTCGTCATCACGACCGCATCGGGCCGCCCGGTCTGGCAGCGCGCCTTCAAGCAGTGGTCGCCGTTCAACCGTGACGTCCAGGTCATAGCCAAGGCCACCGACCAGCTGAAAGCCGCAGTGGCGATCGTCGGCTGGGGCGGCATCACCAACCCGCAGATACGCTCGATGCTGCTGCGCCGGAAGTGGGACCGGATCATCTCCGATGAGGACCACTTCGGAAAGTCCTTCGAGGCGGCCCGCACTCGCGCCGTCTATGGCGAGCCTCACGAAGACGGCTCCCTGATCAATACGAGCTCGGCCCTCATACGGGCGGGCGACGACAAGGTCTGGTGCCTGACCGGCACACCGCAGCCAAGCGATCCGCGTGACTGGTATCCGCGCCTCCGGTCGCTGCGCCCCGGCGCGCTGCAGGCCACGGGTGATTTCCCCGACGTCACCAAGTTCTCCCATTTTATGCACCGCTACGGCGAATATCGTTTCAAAAAGCTGAACAATTGGAAGAAGGTTCCGGTCTTCATCAAAGGCAAGAACCTGGCCGAGTTGAACGCCCGGATCGGCGATTTCATGCTGCTTCGCACGCAGCAGGACGTCGGCATCCGTGAGCCGATCTACGATATCCTGCCGCTCGCCGTATCGCCGGCCATCCGCCGCGAAGTCGAAGGCGACTTGAAAGCCGAACAGATCCTGGCCGCAGCAGAGGCGGGCGACACCCGCGCGCTCGACATGCACCTCGGCCCTCTGCGCCGCCTGACCGGCGAGATCAAGGCAAGGGCCGTCGTCGAGGCCGTGAAGGACGAATTCGCCTGCGGGCTCGACAAGATCGTGCTGGCGTACTGGCACAAGGACGTCGGGCAGGTCCTGAAAGACGGCCTTTCGACGTTTGGCGTTGTCGGGATTGACGGCGCGACGTCGCACAACATCCGCGAACAGGCCGAGCAGCGCTTTCTGCACGATCCCTCCATCCGCGTCTTCCTCGGGCAGATCCAGGCTGCCGGCGAGGCGATCGATCTCTCATCAGCGGCGAACCTCTGGTTCGTCGAAACCAGCTTCACGCCGAAGGACATGAAACAGATGTCGCTCCGGGTGACGAACCACACGCAGGCCCGCCAAGTCCTCGTCCGGGTGTGCGTGATGGAAGGCTCCATCGACGAGGCACTTCAAGAGATCCTTCTTCGGAAGTGGTCCGCAATTAGGGAAGTACTGGCATGAACATCAACTTTGACACCGGCTACATGTCCAAGGAGGAGGCCACCGGCCTTCGCGCACTCCTGGACGCGATCAACGGCACTTTGCCGACCGCAGCTGAACTGCGCGAAAAGAAGGACCAGATGTACGCCTCTGCGGCTTATATCGGTTCGCCGTCGAAGACGGTCCTCGGCCCCGCAGCGTCGGCCCCGTATTCGGGCGAGGCGGTCGAAGCGATCAAGGCGCAGGCCGAAGCCGTTTCTGACGAGCCGAAGCGAGAACGCGGCAAGCCCGCCCCGGGCAAACAGCGCCGCACCAAGGAAGAGATCGCCGAGGACGAAGCGACCGAGAAGTCCGAGGCGCAGGCCATCTCGACCGGCGGCGAGCGTGTCGGCCCCGAAGACGACGAGGAAACGGCGGCACAGGACAAGGCCGATGAACAGGCCGAAGTGGAAGCCGCGCGCAAGCCGGAAGCTCCGCTGACCGCCGACGACGTCCGCAACGCGGTCGGTCTGTACGTCAACAAGTTCGGCATGGAAGCCGCGACCGCAGATGGCCCGGGCCTGTTCGTCTCCGTGCTGGGCGATCCGCCGGCAGGCAATCCGTTCTGGAAGATGTCGATCCTGCCGGACGACCAGAAGAAGCTGAAGGCGTGCGTCGATGCGTGGCGGACTGCCGCTGCGTCTGACACTCGTTACGGTGCGTGATGGTCGACCACGCCGCCCGCGAGCACGCCGTATGGTCGGCCAGTTCCACAGAAAGGAACTGGAATTGCCCGGGCGCGCTCGCGCTCACCAAGGACTTGCCGGAGACGACGAGTGATGCGGCTGATTGGGGCACAAGTTGTCATCAGTTGGCTGAGAAGTGCATCCGGCAGGGCAAGCAGGCCGATGAGTTTATCGGCACGACGGAGAAGGGGAAGAAATTCTCCTTTGAGGTCGACGAGGAGATGGCCGAGACGGCGCAGATGTATGTGGACTACGTCCGTCAGCGTGCGATCGAAGCGGCTCCGAAGAAGACCAACCCTGCCGATCTGCTGCAGATCGAACAGCGGTTCTCCCTGCAAAAACTCAACCCGCCTTTCGAGGCGGGCGGGACGGGCGACGCCGTCATCTACTTCCCGGCCGAAAAGCTCCTCGAGATCGTGGACTTGAAAGGCGGGCGCGGCGTCGTGGTCGAGGTTGAAGGCAACAAACAGGGCCGCAGCTACGGCCTCGGTGCGATGCTGGCAAACCCTGACCTCAAGGTGGAGCGAGTACGCGTGACGATTGTCCAGCCGCGCGCACCGCACAAAGACGGTCGCATCAGATCCGAAACCTTCCATGTGGCCGACCTGGTCGAGTGGACGGGTGATCTGATGAGCGCCATGCACAAGGCCAAGCAAGCCCTCGACGAGCTACCGGGCACTCCGATGGCTGCCTGGGCCGAGAAGCATCTCGCCGCTGGCTCATGGTGTAAATTTTGCAAAGCGGCCGGTACATGCCCGGCCTTGGAGCAAAAAGCGTTCGACGCCGCTGGTGTCTGGTTTGACGACCTCGACCAGCCGCGTCTGACCAACATGCCCGATGTGGACGATCCCGCAAAGATCGCCCGCGACCTCGACGCCCTCGACATGATCGAGGACTGGATCAAGGCCCGCCGTGCCCGCGCGCACGAACTGGCCGAGCAGGGCGTCGAGATACCGAACTACATCCTGGTTCCGAAGACGGGCCGGGAGAAGTGGGCGGAAGACGCAGAAGCCAAGGCAGCGGCCATCGCGAAGAAGGCCGGGATCCCGGATGAGAAAGTGTTCAACGCACCGAAAATCCGCACGCCCAAACAGGTCCGCGACGCGCTCGCCAAAGCCAAGGCCGACGCGGCACTGCGCGAGATCAAGGAACTGTCCTTCACTCCGGAGAATGGGTCCAATCTCGTCAGAGCGACCAAGACAACGCGGTCGGCAATCGCGCCGGCAGCACATCAGCATTTCGACATTCTGGAGTAGCCGACATGTCGGAAGAAATCGACTGGACTGCAGCCTCGAGCCGGTGGCTCGAACAGAAACGCGAACAGGAGCGGGCAGCCTTGGAGACGCCCGAACCCTTCGGCGCGGAAGAGCACTCGGAGTTGGCTTGCGCCCGCGCCGAACTCTACTCGGCCTTGGGCGACTGCGTCGACCTCGGGTATCTGCGCGGCTCGCATCGCCGGGCGTTTCTGGCGCGCAGGCTGCAGATCAAGCAGAAGAGGCCGAGATCAAGCGCTTCGACCTGGAGAGATGCGAGAAGGCGCTTGTCCATGTGTACGCCTTCCTCGACCGAAAACTGGCCGTCGACAACCTATTGCCGCCGGCAGACGAAGATCAGAAATAACCGCCATCGAAAGGAAAACATCATGGCAGACGTAAAGACCCCTGAAGCAACGATCATGTTCTCGAAGGATCTCTTCGAGCTCAACGAGCGCGAAAACGGCTCGAAGAACTATGGCTGCACGCTGGCCTTCAAGAAGGGAACCGACCTGTCGGCCCTCCACAAGGTTGTGCTGGACTGCATCAAGGAAGCCTGGCCGGGCAAGCCCGTCGAGGAGTGGATCAAGGACGGGACGATCAAGAACCCCTTCCTCGACGGTGACGGCAAGCAGGGCAAGGATAGCGAAGGCAATCCGAAGCCCGGCTATGCCGGCACGACCTTCATCCGCTGCACATCGGGCGAAAAGTTCAAGCCGAAGGTCTTCGACCGCGCCCGTAATCCGGTCTTCGAAATGGCCGAAGTTCCCAGCGGCTCGAAGGTGCTGGCCGTGGTCAACCCCTACGCATGGGACAACCCCAAGAACGGCAAGGGCGTCAGCTTCGGCATATCTCTCGTTCAGGTCGTGAAGAAGGCTTCCGGCGAAGAGATCCTTGGCGGCGGTGGCGGTCCTGACCCGGACAAGTTCTTCGAGAAGATCGAAGACGAGGGCGACGCGCCCGCCGAGACGAAGGGCGGCGCAGGCGCTGCCGGTCTTTTCGGCTGATCGTTGTAGGTTATGACGAACGACACCGGCCAACAACGGCCGGTGTTTCAACCCTCAGACAAGGAACACTGACATGAAAGTGATTGTGCATGACCTGAAGACCGAAGGGCGGTACTACGACGCCGTCGCTGATGGTCGAAAGACCTTCGAGGTCCGGTTGAACGACCGGGCGTTCCAGACCGGCGATATCGTCCGCCTGCGTCGTGTCAACGACCGCGGCTTCTATGATCGCTACGACCACTACATCATCGACCGCAAGATCACGTTCATCTTGCAAGGCGGCCAGTTCGGCATCGAGCCGCGCTATTGCGTGCTCGGCCTCGGACCTGTGGACGAGGAGAAGGCCAATGGCTGACCGCACGATCAAAGAGCGCGTCCTCGACGTGCTCAAGGAACAGACCGGCAAGGAGACGATCAACCTGACCGACACCTTCCGGGGAGACCTCAAGTTCGACAGCCTGGACGCGATGGAGTGCGTCCTAATGCTCGAAACCGAGTTCGGCTACGACCTGGACGACGACACGGTCGCGCAGTTCAGCAACGTCGGCGAGCTAGTCAAGCACATGGAGGGCCGGGTCAATGGCTGAAGAGTTCAACCCCATGGAAGTCAGCAAGCCAGCGAAGGCCCCGACGTCTGATGGCCGGCCCCGCCCGGCGAACGATCTCGGGCGTGACGTCCTGAACTACGTCGAGCGCATCGAGCGCTTGGAGGCCGAGAAGCAGACGATCGCTGACGACATCAAATCGGTCAAGGAAGAGTACGCCTCCAAGGGCTACGACAAGAAGATCCTGGCCGAGATGTTGAAGCTCCGGAAGATGGACGCCGATGCGCGCAAGGAGTGGGAAGATCTCCGCGACACATACGGCCACGCTATCGGGATCTTCGGCTGATGAGCGCGGTAGATGAAACGGAAATCTGGAAGCCCGTGGTGGGCTTCCAGGGTTACGAGGTGAGTTCGCTGGGTCGGGTTCGCAGCTTGACCCGCTACGTTAAAGGCAAAGTCAGTCCACGCATAAACCACGGCCGAGTTATGAAGCTGGCCTCGGTGGGGCGATATTTGGCTGTGTCCCTTAGCACCGAGAGCGAGAAGGTTACGCGGTCCGTCCACGTGCTCGTCGCAGAAGCATTCATCGGGCCGCGGCCACCTGGCTACCACGTATGCCATAACGACGGCGATAGTCTGAATAACCGGTTGTCCAACCTGCGGTACGACACCCCGGCCAACAACTGCGCAGATATGGAGCAGCACGGTCGGCGCTGCAGGGGCGAACGTGTTCCTTGGTCGCGGCTTACCGAGACGGAGGTTCGCGAAATGCGCAGACTTCACAGATCGGGTTTCGGCGTTCGTGAACTCAGCGATACTTTCAATGTAGCCTGCGGCACGGCCCGTAAAGCAATCAAGGGGCTGTCATGGCGGCACGTATAGACGAGCTTTTGAGCGAGGCGGCCCCTTGGTTGAAGGGGCTGACCTTATGGAAGACACAAGATGGCTGGCAGGCCAACACATCGCGCGACGGGCAGTCCTGGCGCTGCGAGACGCACGCCGATCCGGTGGTCGCCGTGAAGGCCGCGTTGGGCGTGAGAGCCGTGTCTGAAATGACGAACGACAACACCATCCTCGGAGATATCTTCGGATGACGAAACCATGGGCGCTCTACAATGAAATCGACCCCTTCGCAGCCGCTTGGCTCGAGCAGCTTATTGCCTCTGGACACATTGCGCCTGGCGTTGTCGATCGACGAAGCATCGACGACCTCAGAGCCGATGACCTTAGAGGATTTCGACAAGTACATTTCTTCGCTGGCATCGGAGTTTGGTCTTACGCCCTCCGTCGCGCTGGCGTGCCGGATGACGCTGAAGTTTGGACCGGGTCGTGTCCCTGCCAACCTTTCTCCGCGGCAGGCAAGGGAGGCGGGATGGATGACGAGCGGCATCTATGGCCGTCCTTCATCCATCTCATCCGAGAGTGCCGTCCTCGCCTCGTCTTTGGTGAGCAGGTTGCAAGCAAGGACGGCCTCGCTTGGCTCGACCTTGTTCAAACTGACCTGGAAGGAGCGCGCTACGCCGCAGGGGCGGTCGATCTCTGCACTGCGGGCGTCGGCGCGCCCCATATCAGACAACGGCTCTGGTGGTTCGCGGAAAGCCTGGAACACTCCCAGAGCGACGGACGGGTCGAATGGCGGGCCGAACCAAGCGGGCGGGGCACTGCCAGCGGATGCGGCCCTGTCGGGCTGGCCGACGCCGCACACGAACTCGACGACAGGTCCGGGGTCGGAGGGGCGGGCCGGGGGCCTGAATATTCAAACGGCAGCGCAGTTGGCCGGGTGGGTGACGACGACGACGAGGGACTGGAAGGACAGCGGAGCGGACATCAAGCCGAGGGCGGATGGATCGGAGAGGTTCGATCAGTTGCCGAGGCAGGCCAACTTGGCGGGCTGGGGAACGCCAGCAGTGTCGGACGACAACCACAGCCGCCGCAGCTACGAGAGCATGGAGACGGAATGGAACCGGGAGGGCGGGAGCAAGTCGTGCGTCTCGAAACAGGCCGTGATGTTTCTATCGGGCTGGCCGACACCGTCCTTACAGAACGACAGGACGGGCAACCCAGAGAGCGCGCTGAACATGCAGCGCGAAGATGGGACGAAGGTTCAGCAGAGACTGCAGGACTTTGCGGCGATCGCGGAACCGGCCCGACTAACGGTCACTGGCGAGATGCTGACTGGCTCTTCTGCCGGGATGGAAAGTGGCGGCCAGTTGAACCCGGCACATTCCCGCTGGCTCATGGGGCTGCCGCCCGCGTGGGACGACTGCGCGGCTACGGCAATGCAATCGTTGCCCAAGCGGCGCAAACCTTCATCGAAGCGTATCTCGACACCGTCGATCTTCGACTGACTGCCGTGTCTGAAATGACGAACGACAAAACCTTGCAGGGGAGTATTTTCGAATGACGTTTTTCCGCGGACTGCTTATCGCCCTTCCTGCCGGCATCGCCATGTGGTGCGCGATCGGCTTCATCGCCTGGCTGGTGGTGTCATGAAGGTTTCCTGTGACTTCGAAAGCAGAAGCCCCGTCGATCTGAAGAAGCACGGCGCCCATGTCTATTGGGCCAATTCGGAGACGGAAGCGCTGATGTGCGCCTACCGGATTGACGACGGCGAGTTGAAGATCTGGACCTTCGACCAGCCCGATCCGGACGACTTGCTGCAGGCCATCTACGACGGCGCGGAGATCCACGCCTGGAACGCTCAATTCGAGATGCTGGGCTTTGAGGCTCTGAGCGCGCGTAAAAGCTGGCCTGCTCCCGCGATCGAACAATACGTCGACACCATGGCCGCCGCTGCGGCGATGTCCTTGCCCCGCGCGCTTGGCGACGCAGCGGCGGCTCTCGGCCTGGATGTTCAAAAGGACCGCGAGGGCCAACGCCTGATCCGCAAATTCTCCGTACCGAAGCGGGGCGGCGGGTTCAACGATCCCTTGGCTCCGGAGAACGCCGAGGACTGGCAGAAATTCATTGATTATTGCCGGCGAGACGTCGAGGTCGAAGAGGCCATCGCGCGTCGCATCGTACCACTCTCCGACGCCGAACAGGCCCTCTGGACGCTGAACGCGAAGATCAATCAGCGCGGCATCCGCGTTGATCGTAATTCCGCCCGGCACGCGATCGTCATTGCGGAGAAGGCCAAGGCGCAGTTTGACCAGCAGATGCGCGAGATTACCGGTGGCGCAGTGCGCAAATGCTCCGAGCCCGGTAAGCTCGTTGCCTGGGTTCAAGATCAGGGAATAGAACTGAACTCCGCGGCCAAATCCGAAATCACCGATCTGCTGGCCTACGACGATCTGCCCGACAACGTGCGCAAGGCGCTGGAGATCCGGCAGGAAGCCGCGAAGACATCGGTGGCGAAGCTTCAGGCCATGCTGGACCGCGCCAGCGCTGACGGGCGAGTGCGCGGAACGTCGATGTATCATGGCGCCGGCACGGGGCGTTTTCAGAGCCAAGGCGTCAATACGAGCAATCTGCCGCGCCCCCGGCGCATTTTCGAAGAACAGCATCCGCGCACGGACGTGCTGTTCGACGCCTTCCGCAGCGAAGACCCCGACTGGTTGGCCTTCCTGTACGGCGACGAGCTCGGCCGTCCTCTGCACCTGATCTCCGACGCGATCCGCGGCTTCATATGGGCGGGTCCGGGCAAGGAGTTCGTACAGGCCGACTATTCGAACATCGAAGGCAACGTCATCGCCTGGACAGCGAATGAAGAATGGAAGCTGAAAGCGATCCGCGAACTCAACGTCGATCCGTCCCTGCCGGACATGTACCGGCGCACGGCTGCCGCCATTCTCGGCCTGACGACCGACGAGATCACCAAGAAGCATTGGGCGCGTCAGGCGGTAGGCAAGCCAGCGGAATTGGGCCTGGCTTATGGTGGCGGCGTGATGGCGTTTGTCACCTTCGCGCGCGGCTATGGCGTCAACCTCGAAGGGATTGCAAAGCAGATCCTGGAACAGGCCGATCGGGAGCGGCTGGAAAAGGCCCGCAAGCGATACGAAGGTCAGGCGAAGCGCGGGCTGTCCGGCACGCAGATCCTGTCGCAGGATGCGTGGGTCGCCTGCGAAGTCGTCAAGCTGGGCTGGCGGGCGCAGAACTCGGCCATTGCCAAGTCGTGGCGCGACCTCGAGGCCGCCGTGCGCGATGCGGTCGCCAATCCCGGCACGATCACATCGGCGGCCATGGTCAGCTACATCTTCAGGAACGGCTTCCTGTGGGCGCGGCTGCCTTCCGGCCGTTGCTTGGCTTACGGCGCGCCACGCCTGAAAGCGCAGGTATGGGCCAAAGTTCTGCTGCCTGACGGCACCTGGTCGGACAGCGAGGTCATGGATCGCGAAGCCGCGCAGGCCGGTGAGCGCAAGGGAACTGTGCGGATCGAAGGCGAAACGTCCGACAAGGTTACAGTGCTCGGCGTCAACTCGGTGACACGGAAATGGGAGCGCTACGCCCTATACTCGGGCATAATCGCTGAGAACAATACGCAGGCAATTGCGCGCGATATTCTCGCCAACGGCATGTTCAAGGCCGAAAGCAAGGGCTACGAAATCGTCGCGACCGTCTACGATGAAATCCTGGCCGAAGTGCCGCGCGGCTATGGCGACGTGCGGGAGTTCGAAAAGCTTATCTGCGAACTCCCGGCCTGGGCGGATGGTCTGCCGTTGACGGCGGGCGGCTTCAGGGCGAAGCGGTACAAGAAGGACTGAACCGACAAGTCAAAAACTTCCGGCTAGGGGCGGTAGGCCAGGAGTTGACCACTGGTTGCGGCCGCGAAAAACGGCACCGGAAGGGTTAAAGCATCGACGCGCGCCGCCAGAGATCGTCAATCTGCTCAGACGTCATGCCGTACATCGTGCCAAATGCGTTGGTGAGCGGATGATCTCGTCGAAACACCGTGGCTCCCTCGAGTAACATCCTGGCGCTGAAGCGCTCACTCTCGGGGAGAGAAGCAATAAGCGCCTCGAATGCCGCCGGGGCATCGCCGGTTTTCACGGCGGTAAGAGCTTCGGCTTCCGTGATCAGGCCGTCGAGTGCCAGGGTATGGAAGAACTGGCGGTCGCTGATCTCGGGCGGGACGTATGGCACTGGCTCCTCGGTCGGCGGCTGCTCTGGCTCTTCAACAGGAGAGTAGCCCCATGCCCCACTGACGAAGCGAAGAACAAACCCTTCCTGCTGTTCCGGCGGCGCGATCTCGGTCGCGTGCGCCGGGACCAGGAACACACCCTTCTCCAGCGGGCTTTCATCAGCGGCAGAGCTCCCGATCAGGACATTTGTTTCCGGATGGTAGTTGTAGACTTGCATAGTGGGTGCCTCAGAACTTGATGCAGAAGAGCAGTGCACGGTTGCGCGGTCGGGTTTCAGCGCCAGTACGAGCACCGGGGGAGCTAGCACTGTCGAAGGTGACGTTGCCGTTTAGACCAGTGTTGGCGCCTGAGCCGGCGCTCAGCGCCGCGTCATTGCCCGAAGGCGTTCCGAATACGCCGGAGCCACCCGAAAACATCACTCGGTTGCTTCCCACACGCGAGAGCGTGCCGGTTAGTTGCTGCATCTGATCTAACTGAGACGAACCGAAAGTTCGCCCACTATCAACGCCGCGTCCGTCATCCCATCCACGGACGAATTCACCGCGCAGATCCGGGAGGTTGAACGTGGAGGAACCGTTGCCTGCGCCGAAGGTCGTACCAATGGCCGAGAACAATGCAGAGTAGACTGTGCGTGAAACCGCCGCCCCGTTCGCCTTCAGCCAGCCGGTCGGGGCCGTGGCCATGGCAAAAGCGGAAACTGCCCCGACAGGAGCGGCTGTCGATATCTGCGTCTGTAGCGCCGCTTCAAGCTTTGCCGCGTTCACATACCCGTCCGCCATTTTGGCCCGGCCGGGGTCGTCAGCCGACAAGGCACCGTCCGCAATGTCGGAAGTGGCAACCGCGCCATCCGCAATCTTGCCCGAGGTAACGGCGCCATCCGCGATCTTCGCCGTTGATACGGAGCCGTCATCCGGGATCACGGCGCCGTAGTGATTGGATCGATTAAAAGCATCGCCGACAACGCTTGTCGGGTCGTAGGTCGCTGCGGACATGGCGCCCGCAAGATCATCAACGGCAAACAGGTAGGTCCAGGTTGCCGGATCCAGGTCGGGACGATTGCTGTCTGTCGCCGTGTGGGAGACGGTGGCCCGGTAAAAGCCGGGGCCGTAGATGACACTATCCGCCGTCACGTAGTTATCGCCCGACACCCACTGACCGCGCAGCACGAACCCCGGGGAGATGCCTGACGACAGGCTGTCGAGCGTGACGATACCGTTCGCCAGCTTGCCATCCGACCGGCGAACGTCCTTGAGTGCATCAATGCACTCACCAATTGACGTCTCGATGTTCGCCATGTCCTGATCGACCTTGTTGCCGGGCAGGGGCTTGGTCGGGTTGCTGGTCTGCCAGTCCGTGAACGAATAGCCGGGGGTGAAGGGCGTGGGATCGGCCATGCAGGTCTCCGTCGAAAGTTGCGACAGACAATAACCTACATGGCCGACAATGACAACGTGCGGCTACCGCTCGCTATCATCGTAGAGATTGAAGTATTCGGGGCGGCCGCATTCCTCGCAAACACAGTACGAACGGTAGCCGCGGACGGCCTTGTCGCGCTGGCGCACCAGCTGTTCGCGAGACGTCTCGCGCCATTTGTGCTTGTGGCCTTTGTGACGAAGCCAAGCGCCCCACATGATGACCGCCGCAACGGCCCAAATGAAAAGTGCATCCCCGATGGTCATGTTATCTCCATGCAAGGCGACCGCTTCGGCTTAGGAGGCAGCCAGTCCAATGATTTGAGTTCCGTCTTCGTCGGGCGGTAGTAGAGAACCGCCCGGCAGCTGGTGCAGTATGTCTTGCCGGGCACCGTGGGCTGGCCGCAGACCAACATGTCGGGGCCTGGCGGGTTATGAGCCATGACCAGGGGCGTTCGGCAGTGGTTGGGCCCAGTGTCGATGAAAGGTATCATTGCAGTGTCGCCAGCGAGAACGGGTTTGACCGCTCTGCCTGTTCGCCGCGCTTGATCCTTTGCGCCGTCTCCAGGTTCTCCTTCGCGCTGTCGTGCGAGGCTGCGGCGTGCTGCATCTGCCTCTGCTTGCGGATGATGTAGCTGTCAAGAGCGAGATCTTTGGTCGGATAGGCATAGCGCTTGCGCGCGTCCTTCAGGACGTACCGGGCGCGGCCGTACTCGTCGAGCACCACGCATTTCGGCGTCTCGCGGACGACCGGGATCTCGTAGCACCACGGCTCATCGCCGACAGTCCACGGATCAATGTAGCGGTACCAGACTATTCGCGGCTGATGCTCTTCGGTCATGTCAGTCTTCCTTGTCGGTTGATTTGTCGATTGCTGCTTGACAGCCGACATACAACTGACATACAAAACTGACGAACGCAAGCGAAAAAGGAGCGTCCACATGGCCCCGGGGCCGAACACAGCCATAACCACGATGCGCCTGCCGAACGTCCTGATGAAGATGCTCGACCGGCGTGCCAGCAAACTCAAGATATCCCGCACCCGGCTCGTCGAGTGGGTGCTGCGGGACTACTGCGCCAAGTCCGATGCGGAGATCCGCGACATCGTGACCGCGCCTGCGAAGGAGTTGCCCGATGAAAACCAGCTTGACATCTTTGGATGAGGCCCGGGCAGCGAACCCTGAACTTTCGATGACCGTCTACGCCTATCGAGGTGAACTCGTTACATTAGAGATCATCACTCCCGACGAGCAGACCTACCAGTTCAAGGGGCCGACCGAGGCCGCCGTGCTGGCTGCGGCATTTCCGGGCGATGTCCGGGATGAAGACCAACAAGAACCGGCATCAATCTTCGACTGAAAGGAACACCGACATGAGCATGGAAAAAGATCGGGTGGGCTACGAGCTCCCGTCCGATGTCGTCGACAGCCTGCTTGCTATCGGCGTGGTGGAATGGGGCGTGTCGCTGACGCAGCCCGACGAGAAGCACGCTTCCGACCTGCTGGACACTCTGCGCATCACGCGAGAGCATTTCGGCATTGCCGACGAAGAGACCGCAATTCACGGCGTCTACATTGGGGGCACCGGAACTGTTGTCGCCCATACTGGAATGAGCCCGAACAGCCCGCAGCACGCGCGCATCCTGGTCGGCGCTTGGAACCAACTTGTCGAAATCGCCAAAGCGCAGCGAGCCCGCGCCAAGGTGGTGCGGCATGGTTGACCACCCTCTCATCAAATCGGCTGTCACCCTCTTCGCTGCAGCCGCCCTCGCCATTCTGTTAGCGGTGCTCGACCGCCGCACCGAACAGCCCGCCATTGACACGGCCGAACTGACCGGCTGGTTCAAGCTGGAGGGACGGAATTGAAGCCCCTCATAGAACCCAAGGACTGCCGGATCGCGAAGAACATCGCGGCCCTGGTCATCGTGGCCGTCTACTCGGCCTTTCTGCTGCACATCATGTAAAGGATCAGAACCATGTTACAGTATAACAAGCGTCTGGTTTTGCGACCGACGTTGACGGACACGATCGTCGCCGCGCTCTGCTTGAGCGTCATATTCGCCCTCGGCGGCGCCCTCATATCGGCCGATGCGCACTACAAGCGCGAAGCCCTGATCTGCCAGGAGGGGTGCTGATGTCTGACCTCATCTGGATGATCCCGAGCGTGCTGGCCTTTGTCATCGGCATCTACGTCCTCGTCTGTGACGAAATCGATGGAGGCCCCGGTGACTGGATGCACTAAGCCCCTGTCCGCGCCTATGCGCCAATCCGAAACCCTGCAGCCGTGGCAGCAGGTGATCGAACTCTTCCAGCGAAACGGATTGCCCGAACCGCAGGTTCGCCTCCGCGATGAAATCGTCAACGCCCTATGCTGGGCTTGGTACGCGCAGGAGGCAAAGGAAGCCCTCAAGAAGATCGCCGCCTATGACGACGCGGCTGCCAGCGCTTACCTGCGGGCAACCGGCTCCTATGCCAGCTTCGACGAGCCGAAGTCGGTCGAGATCGCCCGGACGGCATTGGAGGGCAAATGACCGTCGTCACAACAACCCTGGTCAAGGAGATCCGGTATTTCAGGTCGATCGGTCTCAGCCAGCGCAAGACCGCGGCTTTGCTGGGCATCCATAAATCCACGGTCGAGAAGTATGAGAGTGACGAACGCATGGC